AGGTTTTGAAATTGATGATGAAATACAAGGTCATACATTAATGACATACAATGGAGAATAAGATGGAAAAATTATATGAAAACTTTTTAGATGAAATAACAACTTTCTTAGGAAAGGATTTGGATGACGCTAAAGATAGAATAAATGTAAAGCCAGTGGAGAAGCGTCAAGATAAAGAACGTGATGACATTGACGTTCACGATACAGGTTCTAATTACAATGATGGTAAGATGGGATTACCACCTGAATTTGTAAATAGACTTGTTCTTTATATTGATAATTTTTTCCCAAATGAAACTAAGATTAGTAATAGTCTTGGTAATGAATTACGTAAAGTGATTGTTGTTAGTGATGGAAAAGAACTGGACAAAACAAAAAAGAAAGTTAGAGATATTGTGTATAAAGAGAAAATGAAAATGCTCGATAGAATTAATAAGAGATGTTGTGCTGTATTGACGGAGCCTAAATAATGATGGTTTTATGAAAATTATAGTATGTGAAAAATGTGGTGCTATTATAGCAAAGATAAATAAGGGTGAAGTAAGAAAAAATATAAAAGTGTATTGTGGTAATTGTGTTGATGCTATGATGCCTAAAGCAGATTTACCACCGGGATTTGAAGAATTGTTTGGTGGATTTAAAAAATAAATTTTGGAGTTTTGTAAATATGAGTAATCAAAGAGAAAATGTAGATAATATAATTTCTTATATATTAATTAAAAAACTTGTTACGCCGATTACTCGCACGAAAAGTTATCAACTTGGGTTAATAAATAATGCAGGAAGAGTGATAAAACAACCAGAAACAAATGCAGAAAGACATGCTTTGACTGTGTTGGATAGATTAATATTTAAACTGAAAAGATTACTTGGTAGTAAATTAATTAATCTAAATAGTTTTTTATATCTCTCTACATTGTCAAATGATTTTTATAATAAAATTGTAGTAAAGGGAAGTATTGAATCACGAGCGGAAATTATTAGAATTAAAAATGATATTCAAAAACTTTCTGAGAAATACAACAGAGAAGATTTTCAAGGGGTGCTTCAAACACTCATGGTTGAAGATATACAAAATAAGAATGAGTAGTGTTCACTGCTTTATGGTGAGTACGTAAAAATCACTCACTAATTTTATAATTTATAAAACTGAATGGAGAAGGTGATGTCTTATAAAAATTATTTAGATGGTTTTGGTAAAGAAAAAAAGATTGAAACATTCAAAGAGAACATTGTTAATTCAAAAGAATTTGTAAATGCATTTTTGGATTTAACAACTGACACCGAAGATGCTGAAAGAAATTCCCTTTTCGAAAGTATAATGGAAAATATTGAGGATGTTTGTAAAGACAATCTTAAAAAATAGGAGTTATCATGGCTGATATAGAACAAATGGAAATGAAAGTTACAAATCTCAAATTAAAAAGAGATGGTATACAAGAAAAAATAGATAAGCATCAAACAGCAATTACAAAGTTGACTGATGATAAAAAGAAAATTCAAGATAATATTGACAACATCACTGGTGTTCAGGAAGAAGCTGATGCAGCTATTACTACTTCAACTGCTGGTAATATTTCTGTACCGGGTGGTAGTGGTAATTATTCACCAAAGATGAGTATGGTGTCAAGAAAGAAAAAGAAAAAGAATAAAAATGAAGCAATTGATTATTTGGATTCATTACTTAGTTAATTAGGAGATTATAATGGGACTCGGAGATTTTTTTGATTTAAATAAATATGGAAAATACTTTAAGGTTGGTCGTATGTCTGAAGACCTTAAAGATAGAGAAGCAACAGAAAACAGTCAGGGTTTTTCTCAAGAGCAATTTGACTTGGGGATGACAACACCAACTGGTTCTAATTATAATTCCGGTGGTTATGCTCATGGTATGACTTCTATCAATATACAATTTGACCAGTACTTTGGAAATAAGGCTCAGAGAATTTCTACATATCGTGAAATGGCAAGATATCCAGAAATTACAGATGCTCTTGATAATATTTGTGATGCAGCTATGGCTGAATCATCAAAGGGTGTTATGCTTGAACTTGATATTAAAGAAGAATTACCATCTCATATTGAAGAGGAAGTTAAAAAACAATGGCTATATTTGTTAGATGAAGTTTATAATTTTGATAATGTAGCATGGGATTTATTTAGAAAGTGGTTAGTTGATGGTGAATTATATATCGAACTGATTCTTAATAATGAAGGTGATGATATTATTGGTTTCAAAATTTTACCTGCACATACTATGGTTCCTGTTTACGAAGAGAATAATATTGTTGGTTTTGTACAATCAGTTAAGCCAATTAATATTGATGCGGGACAAAGTTATGGAGCACCAAATGGTACGGGAGAAGATAAAAATATTTATTTCGATAAAGACCAAATCATTTATATCAATTATGGTGACATTGGTAGAAATAGATATGATGTGAAAGGATTCCTTGATGCATCAATCAGAACATATAATCAACTTAAGAATCTTGAAGATGCTGTTGTTATTTACAGATTGGTAAGAGCACCTGAAAGAAGAGTTTGGAATATTAATGTTGGTAGAATGCCTAAGACACGTGCAGATGAATACATGCGTGGTGTTATGCAACGATATAGAAAAAGAATTAAATATGATACACGTACAGGTGCAATGGATAGTGCCGGGAACATTCAAGCAATGGTTGAAGATTTCTGGTTTCCAAAGAATGCAGACGGTGAAGGTACGACGGTAGATACTTTGGGTGCCGGACAAAATCTTGGTGAAATGCAAGACGTTGAATATTTCTTGAAGAAACTTTACAAAACATTAAAACTCCCTTCTTCTCGTTGGGGCGATGTTGGTGGAGATGGTGGAGCCAATATGTTTAGTAGTGGTAAAACTGGAGAAATTACAAGAGAAGAAATACAATTCTCAAATTTCATAAGCAGATTACAAAAGAAATTCAAACCGATGCTTCTTGATGCATTTATTACTTTATTGAGACTTAGAGGGATTGTTGACAAAAGATATATTGATTATTCATTGTATAATGTGATTTTCACTGAACAAAATGAATACAAAGAATATAAAGATTTGGAATTGTTGGAAAGTCGATTTGTTTTGCTTGGTTCAATTGAAGCATATATTTACAAACCAGAAGAAAATGAAAATGGGTATTTCTCTCAAGAATTTGTATTACGTAATTGGTTTATGATGACTGATGATGAGTATAACAAAAATAAAGATATGTTGGAAAGTGAAAAGAAGATAGCTGACCAAAAACGTGAACAAGCTGGATTTGGTGGAGAAGCTGGAGATGAAGAATTTGGTGGTGATGAAAGTGGTGGAGATTCTGGATTTGGTGGAGGCGGTGGCGGTGGTGTCGTTGGTACTGATGATTTTGGTGATGGGAGTGGTGGTGATGAAGATGCAGGAGAATCCACAGGTGGAGAATTTCAAGCTGGTGGTGGGGCAACTCCCGCAAGTGAATTCAATGTCGGTGCTGAAGAAAGTTTTAAAATGAAAAATAATAAAGATAATAAAATTCTTAATGAATTCATTGAGATGGATAAGCGAATTATCAATAAGAAAAAGAAAGGTGGAGGTGAATAAATATGGCAGTGTCAGCAACATTAGAAGGTGAATTAGTAACTATTGTAGAAATACAAGGTGAAGGTAGTAGTGTTATTGTCTCATATGTAAATAGTTCAAGTGAACTCAGAGTTAAGAAACTTGGATGGCCTATGGGTGGTAATAACACAAACGATAAGTCATTGTATATTGCATCGGCTGCGACAGTAGTATAAGTCAATTTACATATACTAATAAGAAATTGTATAAATAATAATATAAGGAATGAATTTATTAAGGAGGAATATATGAAATCAGTTATTAAAACGGTTTTAGATGGTGATTGGTCTGAGTTGAAACAGCACATCGAAGGCAAGGCTGCGACAATGATTAAAGCTAAAGTTGACGAAAAGAAAATTGATGTACTATCTAATCTGAATGGAATTGCAAGAGAACAAATGGAAGAAGTTTTAGCTATTACATCTGAAGAAAAATAATGGAGGTTGCTAATGAAACTACTGTGTGAATTTATCGACTTTAGTAACATTGATTTAATAAAAGAGGATGTTGAGGTTGACGGAGAGAAAAAGAAACAATATTTTCTCAAAGGGCCATTTCTGGAATCTGGTACATTAAATAGGAACGGACGCAAATACATGCACGAGACATTACTGCGTGAAGTGAAAAAGTTCCACGATGTCAAGATTAAACATAATCGCTCTTTAGGTGAACTTGACCATCCACCTGACCCAACAGTTAATTTGGATAGGGTTTCTCATCTCATTACCTCTTTGGAAATGAAGGAAAATATTGGCTATGGTGTGGCAAGACTTATAGATACACCTAAAGGTCGTATTGCAAAAACTTTGATTGACGAAGGTGTAGTTGTCGGAATGTCAACACGTGGTGTTGGTTCACTTGATGGTGAATTCGTAAAGGATGATTATAATTTAATTACAATCGATATTGTTGCTGACCCATCAGCACCATCTGCATTCGTAGAGGGTATACTCGAAAATAGAGAATTTATTATTGGTAAAGATGGGAAAATAGTTGAACAGGCTGTAAAAATGTTACAAAAAAAGGTCGAAGAAAAATATAATAAGTATACACGTAAGGATATGTCTTCACACACTTTACAATACTTAACTGAATTTCTTATTGACTTAGAAAAAAATATAATTTAAAAAAAATATGAATTTTAAATATATAAATTATAAATACTTATGTGAATAATTATTAGGAGGAAATTTAATATGTCAAAAAAGATTACTCAAAAGATTAGAGAGCTTCTAACTCCTGAAGACTTAAAGGTTTTTGAGGGTGCAATAGAGCAAATGATTAGTGGCCGTGTTACATCAAAGGTTAACGAACAAGTTGCTCTTAGAGAAGATGCGATGAAAAAAGAGTATTCTACTCTTTCAGAAGAATTTTGCAATAAAGAAGTTGGAAAACGTCTGGAAGAAGAGAAAGCTAAACTGGTTGAAACTTATGATGGTAAACTTGTTAATTTGGAAACTAAGATTGTTTCAAGGTTGGATTCATTCCTTGAAAGTACAATCAACGAACAGATTTCAGATTCAATGCTTGAAAAAGTTGCAATTAACGAAACTTTACTTCCACTTGTAAATACTCTTAAGGAAGCGTTTGCTAAACATCACGTAGAACTTGATTCAACTGGTGAAAAAGCAATCAAAGAACTTAAAGAAGATAAAGACAAGAAAGAAACAGAATTAACAGAATCAATTGCTAAGAATATGCAATATGAAGAAAGATTGGAAAAAGCTGGCGTATTTCTTTTGATATCTGAAAAATCAAATGGTCTTACTAAAACTGAAAAAGAATATGTCATTAAAACATTTAAAGACAGAAAATTCAAAGAAGTGGATGGAAAGATTGATGACTATATTAAGGTTATTAAAGAAGGTGTTAAAAAAGGCACAAAGAAAAAGAAACTTATTAAAGAATCAGACACAAAGAAAAAAACTGTTGATAAAGTGATTACAGAAGATGAAGGTCTTGACGCACCTAAAAAGACGGTTGTTAACGACGAAGAAATTAATGAGAACAATGAGTTATCAATGAGTGAGATAGCTAATTCATATATTTTCTAAGAAAATATATAAATACTATTAACGAATACAAAAGATAAGAAAAAATTTTTAATTATATAGGAGGATATTTAATTATGTCTAAAAGAGAACTTATAAAAAAATGGTCTGACGTAACTGGCCCAATGAGCATTAAGAACATTGCTGACCCATATGTTAGAGAAAATTTAGCACAGCTTCTTGAGAACCAAGAATCTAAAGATATGAACGGTCGTGAGTTGTTTACTGAAGCATCAGACGGTACTGTTAACACAACTAACCTTGATGCATCAAACGCAAACTGGAGATTCCGTCCGGTAGCTCTTGCTCTTATGAGAAGAACTTTCCCTGACCTTTTCGCTAATAAAACAGTTGGTGTTCAAGCTATGAATACTCCGGTTGGTTTGTCTTATGCGTTAAGATTTACTTACAACAAAGCTGGTACAGGTGAAGAAGCTGCTTGGGATGGCCCTGATTATTACGGTGCTTACACAGGTGCAACAGGTACATCTGCTGCATTAGCACAAATTTTTGGTGCAGGTGCATTGTCAGCACAGAATGCTGGTATTTATGATTCATCTGGTATTGGTCTTGCAACAAGTGCTGGTGAAGCTCTTCAGATTTTTGAAGGCTGTCTTGGCCCATGTTCAGCAGAACCAGAATGGAGACAATTAGGTCTTAGAATTGACAGAACAGCTATTGAAGCTGAAACAAGAAAAGTTGCAACATCATTCTCTCTTGAAGCAGCACAAGACATCAAAGCGATGCATGGTGTTGAAATTGAAAGAGAAATGGTTAATGTTCTTCAGTATGAAATTACTGCTGAACTTGACAGACAATTACTTTACAGAATGAAAATTGCTTCTGTTAACGTAGCTAACGGTGGTGCATCTATCACATCTATCAACTGTGCAACAGGTGGAGATATTGATGGTAGATGGTCTGGTGAAAAATACATGAATATCGTTGCTTCAATTATTCACCAAGCAAATGTTATTGCTATCTCAACAAGACGTGGGCCGGGTAACTTTGTTATCGTATCTCCTGCGATTGCATCTTGCTTACAAGCAGCGGGACACCAATTCGTACAGTACGATTCAAAAGTAAACCCAACTACAGTTATGGCAGCAATCGGTAGACTTAACGGTTCTATCGAAGTATATAGAGACCAATACGCAAGAGCAGATTATGCACTTGTTGGATATAAAGGCCCAGGTATCTCAGATTCTGGTATTATCTTTAGTCCATATATCATGGGTCTTCAAAACAGAGCTATTAGTCCTGATGACTTCTCACCAAGAATTGGCGTAATGTCAAGATATGCTATCACAGATAGTTTACTTGGTAGTGGTAGATATTACAGACTTCTTAGTTTCTATAATGTAAATCAAATCATAGCTGGTGCGTAAGCATAAGTTAGATTGAAAATAGCATTACAGTCGAAATAGAAAGGGTGGGTGAAAAATAATTCATCCACCCTTTTTTTTGTTATGTATAAATACAATAGAAGAGTGGTTTAATGAAATTATGAATTTTTTGTTTGGAGGTTTTTATGTTAGTTGCAAATATTATTGGGTATGATTTTTCATTTAATTACAAAGGTAGTGCTGGAGAAGGTGTTATTAAAATTCCCTTTGATGGTAGACCTTATAAAGTGCCAGATGATATACCTACATTTAAAGAGTTAAAAAAAGTTGAAGTTGTTGATAAATTGGAAACTATTAAAAAAGAAGAACCAGAAATAAAAGACTATATCGAAAAGTCAATGTATGCAGATGATGTTAATAATTTTCCAAAAATGCAGATTGAAAAAGAAACTATTGTTGAAAAGAAAAAACCATTGGCTGGTGTAAAAATTAAAAAGAAAAAGAAAGCACAGATTCTTAAAAAGTCAATCAAATAAGGTAAATAACAATGGCAAAGATAACATCATTAGCGGGATTGAAAAGTTATATAATGCATATGCTTGGGTTTCCAGTGATGCAAGTGGAATTAGATGCCACTGAAGATGGACAAATGGATATGATTATAGAGACTACAATTCAGGATTTTCAGGAATTGAATTCTTCTGAAGGTAATTATTTACATTATACAAGTATCCTTGTTTCTGCTGGTGTTTCAGAGTATAATTTATCGGGTCATAATATAGAAGCAGTTTACGATATGGATTTGGCTATGGATTTATACGGTATTAATGTATTATTCAGTCCTGAACATATCTTGCTTTATGACCAATGGGTAAATAAAGGTAACTATCCGGGAGGGCCGGGTTCTCGTTCGACAAGTAATACAGGATTGGTGTTGGCAGAATATCAAATTGCTATGCAGTATATCGAACAGGTTAAAGTTATGTTTGGTAAACAGTATACGGCAAAGTGGCACAAAGAGAGGGAAGTATTACAAATAACCCCTCCACCACAACAATGTGGAATTGGAATGGTTGCGCTATATAAAAGAACAGAAGCAATATATCTTTACAATAATAGATTAGTAAAGAAATTGGCAATTGCACGTTGTAAAGAATTGTTAGGTAGACATATCAGAAAGTATGCTGCAACATTACCTGATGGGATTACTATTCAGGGTGATGGGTTAATTTCTGAAGGTCGAGAAGATGAAGAAAAGTGGTACAACAGAATGTATGAAGAATCACAACCACCAGATTTTTTCGTGGGGTAAATATGATATTAGAAGATTTGGAAAAATATATAAGTGAAGATGAAGATTTCAATTACTATAATTTTGGTTTTGATGTGTCAATGAATGATATATTAATCCCGAAAAATGGAATTGATAAATTATCAACAGATTTATCAGGAGAAATTGAAGGGACTGTGGGTGTGTTAGAGGATGTTAAGAGCATTATAGTTGGTGACATGCTAAATGTCAATGGACAACTTAAACTACCTTCAGACGTGTCCTATGCTTCTTATGACAAGAGTCCTGCTGAATTAGCATTAGATGTCTACAATGAAGCATTACAAAATACATTTGATATATTAATATCTGATGTTGACGTTCGATATGATGAAGAAACAGAGAAATTTGAATAAATATTAATTTTAATTTTAAGGAGTATACAAATGAGTACATTCAAAGAGTTTTTAAAAGAAAAAGAAGAAGAAGTGATGAACCAAGAATCTGATGATGTAAAGGCAAAGGTTATTGCAATGTTCACAGAAGGTGAACCTGTAACAGTTGAAACTATTACAGCAAAAGCTGAAGAGTATGAAATGGAAAAAGAAGAACTTGAAGCTGAAGTTTACTCAGTTCTTTTTGATATGCTTAATGCAGAAGAAGACGAAGAAGATGTACCAGCCGAAGGTGAAGAAGATGTTGGTGGAGAAATGGATAATGAAGAAGAACAAGTAGCTTAATTTTTGGAGGTTACAATGGGAATTTTAGGAGAACAAAATATTCTTACTCGATTGGGTGAATACATATCTGAAAAATATTTATATGAAGAATATTCATTCATACCTGTTGGTGGTGAATATGATGCAGAAACAAATGTATCATTTAAAGTTCAAGACGATGATAATCATATTGCATCAGTAAAGGTAGTTAAACTTGATGGTGAACCGGTTAATGCTGTTGGTGATACGTATGATTATAATGATGTCTTTGCCGATGTAACATTAGAACTTGAAGGCAAAGAAGATGAGTATGACACAGAAGCAGTAAAGAAATGGGTATTAGGAAAACTTGCCACAATGGGATACGATAAAAACCCCGCTAAAGTTGACGGTGAAGAATATGATGTTTCTGAATACAAAGATGAAATATCAGATGAACCGGATGAACTTGACGATGTAAAGGGTGATGTTGAAGACATTGACGGTGATAACGAGTTTTCTCTTTCTGATATAGAAGGCGAAGACGATATCGAAGATAAAGAAGAGGAATAATTTTTAATGTTAACATATTACTATCCAAGAACATTAAAACAAATTAGCGTTGCCATTCTGAACATGTTTAATGATATGAAAGTTATTAAGTATGATAAGGATGGCAATGCCATAATTGAGAGAAAGATTCCAATAACATGGGGGCCGGTAGAGAAATATCATCAAGATAGAATCGAAGACCATTATGTTGATAAGGATGGCGTTCAGCATAATTTTAAATATTACCCTTCATTACCACGGATGGCCTTGGTATTGAATGGTATTGTTCATAATCCTGATAGAGCCACGGGTGTAAACCAATGGAGAAATTGGTTTAAGGAATCGTTAGCAATTAGTGGTACTGGTGCTGAAATCGATACTGTTATTACCGATTATCAACCAGCACCATACGATTACAATTTTACATTGTATATTAAAACAGATTCAACAGATTATTTAGCACAAATACTTGAAAATATACTCCCATATTTTAATCCTTCATTACAATTACGTGTAAAGGAATTTTCATTTTTAAATATCGAAAGAGATTTACAAGTGACAATGGATGGTGTTAATCCAGAGTTTGTTGATGATATGGGTGAAACTGATACGAAATTTGTAAATGCGTCAATCAATCTCACTGTTAAGGGGTGGGCGTATAGAAAATTTTTATATTCTAAGATTATTAAAATTATTAATACAAAATATTGGCTTCAAGACACTGGAGTATATCTTGAAGGTTTTAGTGTTAGTGGTGTTCAGACATCTGGTGCAACGGCAACAACATCAGGAACTCCAATTGATGTGGGTGCAATTCCATTATCAGGAACATATTATGTGAGTGCATCATATCTTGACCAAAGTAAAGAATTTGATTGGTTCCAAACATATCGTAGTACGAGTGGTTTTGGGTTATTGTAAGGAGAATTTATGTTAGATTTAAGTGGTGCATTCGAAGGATTAGATGAAGCGTTTGATACTGTATATGAAGAAAACACACAGTTTACAGATACAATACCATCAGATGATATGATATCAAACACTGCTGTTGCGTTACGTGATAGACCTGACGTGCCGATGGAAGTGACCGATGATAACGAAACACTGAGAGATACTGATTTTGTTTCTCACGAAATAAAAGGGTTATTGGAATCAAGTAAATCTGTTTTAGATAGATTGGATGCAGATATAGTAATTGGAAGTCAACCGAGAATGTATGAAGTTTATTCTCAATTGACAAATTCTATAACTGCTCAATTAAAAGAATTGAGGCAGTTGCATGAATCAGTTGCTAAAATAAAATTAGACAAAGGTAAGACGAAATTAGCCGATGTGGGTTCAACTAATAATATTTCATTATCATCTGAGCAATTAATTGATATTGTGAATGCTGCAAAAAAGGATAGTGAAATAAATCAAATTGATGCAGATTTTGAAATTAGTGATGAAGATATATTGCCAACAATAGATGATGAAGAATAAAATATGGACATCGTATGATGCAATTAAGCATCGGTGGTTTAAAAAAGAATTTCAAGTTGATGGTATTAAATTTATTTTAAATTTAGATAATTTTGTTGTTGATAAAATCGATAAGATTTTCAATATCGATTTTGTAAAGATTGTTGATAATAAAATGATAAGAGATATAACAAACACAGGTAGACCATTTAAAATATTAAATGAAGTAACCAACCTTATTGAAACCTGTTTAATACAAAATAAAAATATTGACCCTAATGGTTTTTTCTTTATAGCGAAGGAACCAAGTAGACAAAGAGTGTATAAAAGATATGCACAAACTATTGTTGATAAGTATGGTGATGAATTTATAAAAGTTGAAGATTATTCTAATTTTAAATTATTAAAAGATTATGATGATGGTGAGCTTTTTCTTTTTATTAAACGAGATATTTACAATAGGAAATATAATGAGAATAGGGAAAGAAAATATTATAACAATGAGGAAAAAAGGTGTGGGGGAAGATTGTAAGAACACATGTTAATGATTTTTATAATTTGGTTTTCAGTGAATCTGATAAGTCAAAAAATAATTTAAAAGTTAAAGATTATGAAATAATGACAGACATTGGCTGGATTGACATAACAAGTATCAGGGAAGATATTATAAAAGAAAAAATAACAACAGTGACAACTGAAAATTTCATATTACATGCGGTACCTGAACAAATCTTTATTGTAGATGAATCAAAGAAAAAAGAGAAGTTAGATAAAATAAAGAACGGTGATTTCATTTCAACAGAATTGGGATTAGAAGAAGTTCTTGATGTTACAAAGAAAACTCAAGATGTTGAAGTGTATGATTTGAAAGTTAAAATGGGAAACCCATCAGTTTTTATTGCTGGATTTGAATTGGCTGAAGGTGATGATGGGGAATTTTCTATTCATGCACCAATTATTGTAGATGTCGTTAGTGAAGATGATAAAATTAAAATTAAAAAACAATAGGATAGTTTATGTTTCAAGGTAATAAGGGTTTACGGTCAGAAGGTGAAAAGATAACTTACACCAGAGAATTGATTGATGAGTATATTAGATGTAAAGAAGATATAATTTATTTTGCTGAACATTATTTTTTCATTACAACGATTGATAAAGGAAAAATTAAAATCCCTTTATGGGATTTTCAGAAGAAAATTTTAAAAGCATTTATCAGTCCACCGGAAAAACGTAAACACGTATGTATGATGATGCCGAGACAACAGGGTAAGACAACAATTTCAACTGTTTATCTCTTACACTTTATGCTTTTTAATAAAGATAAAAATGTTGCTGTGATTGCCAATAAAGAAAAAACTGCATTAGAAATTATGCAGAGAATCAAAATGGCATTTGAGTTGTTACCAACATGGTTGCAACAAGGTATCAAAGAAGGTGGATGGAATAAGTCATCAATCAGATTAGAAAATGGTATGACTGCTAAAGCGGCAACAACATCATCTGATTCTATTTCTGGTGATACAGTTTCTCTTCTTTACATGGAAGAGTTTGCAAAGGTAAAACCACACATTGCAGAAGAATTCATTACTGCGACATACCCGGTAGTATCATCTGGTAAATCTTCAAAGATTATCATGGTGTCAACTCCAGTGGGTATGAATCATTTCTATGAGTTTTGGGCTGGTGCTGTTAGAGGGCCAGATAAAGGTGGTAATAACTTCTTCCCTATTAAGGTTGGCTGGTGGGAACATCCTGACCGTGATGATGAGTGGAAAGAAGAAATGATTAGAGATATTGGCCCGGTTCGATTTAATCAAGAATTTGGGTGTAAATTTCTTGGTTCATCAAATACATTGATAGATGGTGATGTACTTGAAAGAGTGGTATATATACCACCAGTTGCAACAAAGTGGAATGGTTTATTTACAATCTTTGAAAAACCACAAAAAGAAAAACTTTACATGTTGGGAATTGATACAGGAAAAGGCACAGGGCGTGATAATTCTGTTATTCAGGTATTAAGAATCGACAATGAACAGTCGGTGGAACAGGTTGCAATATATAAATATAATAGAATTGATACCCATGAGTTTGCTGAAGTTTGTATTGCCGTAAGTAAATATTATAATAGTGCTTACATGATGATTGAAAATAATGGTGAGGGTGGTGAAACAGCACAAACTATTTGGTATGAATATGAAAATGAATATATTTTGAATTGCGACAAAAAGGGAATTGGCATAAGGTCTACTAAAAAAAGTAAATTAGCTGCCAATTTAAATTTGAAAAGATACCTTGAAAATAAATGGTTGAAATTAAATGATAGGGATACTGTTGTTGAATTATCTAAATATATAGAGACAACACCAAATGTGTTTAAAGCAGAAACAAGAACTACACACGATGATTGTGTAACTTCTTTAATTTGGGGGATGTATTTCTTAAAAACACAATTCTTTGATGATAAAGATGTTAGTGTAAAATCTATTGATGATAAGTATGATTTGAGTGATGGTGATGACACACCATTAATACTTTTCTCATAAATATGTGAAATTAAAAGTTTATTAATTAAAAAATATATAAATAATTATATAAATAGATTATAAGAATTTTTTGATATTAAAATTAGGAGGTTAAAATGCCAAGAGTATTTTCAACACCGGGTGTATATAGACGTGAGATTGACTTAAGTGAAATTCTTGTTGCGACAGGTATTTCAAACGGTGCTATAGTGGTAAGAGCACCTAAAGGGCCAATAAGAAGACCAGTACTGATATCTAATGATAAAGAATATGTGGAACTTTTTGGTAATCCTGTATTTACATCAGGTGCAGGTCTATCAGGTACAGATGCATTAACACCAGAATATGGTTATGGCTCATATGGAGCACTTGAATTTTTAAAAGAATCATCAACATTGTATGTTGTTAGAGCGTTTGATATATTTGATAGATTTGCTGCAATTCAAGTAGATAATGACGCGACAAGTATTACTACTGATGTATCTAATGGTATATCAGCATTGACAACTACGCCAGATGTATTCGACACAGCAGATTTAAATTCAAGTGTTGATGATGTTGCAGAATATGCCGTAGAACCTTTACTTGTTTCTTTTGTAAGTCCGGGTAAAGAAGGTAATGAATATGCTGTTACAGTAGAAACATTACACCCTGATGCTGATTGGCTTTACAGATATGATGAATATCCAACAGATTCATCAGCAACAACAACAGGACCGGGTTCAATTTGGACAAGTGGTACTTCTGCTGATATTGCAACACATTTCCCTATTGCAAGTAGAGTATTTAAAATGAAACTCTATAAGAGACCAACAGCTAAAACATGGGATGAATTGTATTCAAACTCTGCTGATAGAGTAGCAACAAAAATTAGATTGACAGAAATAGAATCTTATTATGGAACATTATATCCACAATTAGATGGTGAAGGTAAATCATTATATATTAATGATGTTGTGAATGGAAATTCAAAAATTTTATATGTTAAAGCTAATGTTGGACAAGCATTCGACTACTCATATGATTTCAGTGCTACAGGTGGGTTGTCTGGTACTCCAGACTTGCCGGGTGGTGTTGATTCTGGTGGAAACTATGTATTGAATGGAACAAGACTGTGTAAATTACAAAGTGGTGCAACAAATCAAGAAACTGGTTTGGGTAATACTGATAATGAATTCTGGACATATTTCAATGACAGAGAAGAATTACCAGTACAGATTTTAATTGGTACATCATATAATACAACAACAAAACAAGCTATGGGTGAACTTGCAGGTAGAAGATTTGATTGTATTGGTACTTGTCAAGCAGGTCAATTAAGCGATATCACATACCAACAAGTTCTTGATGCAGAAAGTTATGGATACATTTCACCTTCATACATGGCAATCTATGCTGGATATTCAAAAATTTATGATAGCACAAATGATAAATTTGTATATCTCCCAAATAGCATTTATGGTGCAGGATTGTTTGCAAGAGTTGATAATATTTCTGACCATTGGAATGCCCCTGCTGGTATTGACAGAGCAACACTTGCTGTAGTAGACCAACGTAAGGTTTACAGCCACGACCATATTGGTAAAATGTATGATAAGAATATTAATACAGTTAAATTTATCAGAGGTACAGGATTTGTGATGTGGGGTCAAAAGACAGCACAACTTAAGAAATCTGCTCTTGATAGAATTAATGTAAGAAGAAATTTACTATTCATTGAGAATAACATTGAAATTGCATTGTTACCATTTACATTTGAGAACAATACAGAACAAACAAGATTGAGAGTTTGGTCATTAGTTGACAACTTCCTTGCAGGGGTTCAAGCTGGTGGTGGATTGACAGACTACGAAGTAGTATGTGATGAAACAAACAATACAGGAAACGTAATTGATAATAATCAGATGAATGTGGATATTTATGTACAACCGGTTAGAACTGCGGAATTCATACAGTTTACAACAGTTGTTACAAGAACTGGTATCTCATTCAGTGATGTTAAACTCAAGTACGCATAAATATAAATAATAGAGAGGGACAGTGGGTTCGAAACCATTTCCTGAAACCTTATCGAGTAAGGATTACCTCTCATTTAAAAATTCTGATAAGGAGATTAAAATGAAAGAAGAAAAGAAAGATAACTCTTAAAATATAACAAGGAGATTAATATGCCGGGCAATCCATTAAATTTTAGTATAGAAGGTAGAATGAAGTCATTACCAGATGTCCAAAGAAATTGGATGTGGCAACTGTTAATTCCGGGAATAATCAGTGTAGCACCAACTACAGCATTACTTGACATGGAAGATTTACTTATCCGTTGTAGAAGTATAAGTATTCCACCCCGTTCGAATACAGTGACACAATCTGACTTTATGGGAATGAAACAATTCTTTCCGGGTAAACCCGATGTTGGTGGTGTGGTGGCTGCGACATTTGAAGAAACAGAAGACATGGCAGTAAGAAAAATATTTTGGGAATGGGAACAAAACATATTCAATGTTAATCCTCAAAGTCCATTGACTGCTGGTAAGTCAAGAAGACCGCTTAAAAGATTATTGACAAGAGACCTCTATTTGGTGATGTATGGTTATAATGGTCAACCATTAGACAAATCTATCAGATTTCATAACGCATTCGTACAAAATGTAGCTGATGTTGCATTAGATTATGGTGCAGGTGCTGCGGTTCAATACACAGTTTCTTTCCAATATGATTTCTGGACATTGTTCCCTGACACTACAACACCCTAATAAGGAGTAGTGTTATGCCACAAATTCCAGCAACAGCAGGTGAAAGCGGAGTAGGGTTATTTGGTGCAGGAATGACAAATTTCTATGCTAATAAATCTGTACTACCGTCGTGGAAATTTGTAACATACGTAACTACAGATAATGACGTATTTAAAGCAGGAGAAAATGCAGGTAAAACAATTGACCCAAAGGTCAAACTTGCATTTTCTCGTATGCGTTACCATCATGTAGTTGATGTTTCAATTCCAATGTATACATTTGAAAAAGAAGTAACAAGGTATGGCCCTGTAGCAAAAACATACCCAGTATTAAAACACGATGGATTTTCAATTAAAATTACATATGAAGATGACCGGAATGGTTATGTTCTTGGTTTAATACATGAGTTGCAAAAAACAATTGTTCATGAAGATGGGTATTATAAAAAATTGAATGAAAATAAAGTTGGTGATATAAACATTCATTTATACAATCATTTTGGTATTAATGTAGCACAATGGATAGGGAAGAATGCATATTTTCTTGGTGCAGAAGACTTGACATTAAGTTATGGAAATGACAGCATAATAAAACATGGTGTTACTTTTGGTTGTGATACAATAACATTTAGAAAAAATATTTCAATACCATCAAATGTACAAAATGCTATAGGTGTCGGGCTAAGTGTAGCCAACGATGTTGCTGCATTAGCTGTACCACGTTTTGGAAGATAAAAAATACATTATATAAATATTTATGATAATGTTGAATTAATTTTATAAAGGAGATTTTATGAATATGAGTACGTTACCAGAAAATGGTAATCTTGAAGATGCTGTAAATAAAAATGTAGACCCTGATGGACAAAAGGTTCTAAAAATGATGGCTCGGATGCAACAGGAAGCTGAACAGAATGTTGATAAACCAGAGTTTAACTCAGCGGTTAATTCTCCACAGACGATGCATCAAAATAGAAAAGTTGACAATGCAAATTATTGGGAAATAAAAGGATTGCCATCAGGCGGTAGATTGTATCCACCAAATACGTTGATTGAAGCGAGACCATTAAAAGTTATTGAAGTAAAAAAATTAGCATCTATCAATGAGACAAATGCTGATTATGTTATTAATGATATAATTAGAAGATGTGTTAGAGTCAGTGGTGGTATTACAGATGTTGGTGATATTTTATTAGCAGACAAGTTGTTTATTGTTTTCTGGTTGAGAGGTACAACATATAGAGACAGTTCATATATAGTTGATTTTCCATGTCCTAAATGTGAAAAAAACTCAAAGTACCATTTTCAAATTAAAAATTTGGATGTTAGTTATCTTAAAGATGATTATGACCCTGAAAAATTAATTGAATTAGAAAGTGGTGATGCAATTAAATTAAGATTTTTGAAAATTACAGATGAATTTGAAATTGAAAGATTTGTAGAAATTAATCAAAAACTGTTGGGTGAAATTGATACTGAATTATTAGCATTGGCATGTATGATTGTTAGCATTAATGGTAATACGGTATCAACATTAGCAGAAAAATATAATTACGTATTGGAATTTTCACCAAGGGATTTGTCATACGTGACAACATATCTTGATGAGTATGGAATTGGAATTGAATCAAACATGAATATCGAATGCACTGAGTGCGGAGGTGTAGTCCCAATGGGCGTAACGTTTCGTGCCGACTTCTTTCTTCCCAAATGTTCCATTAGATGAGTTGTGGGAAATCGAATTCCAACTCAATATTAATTTCAAATCGTTTGCAAATTACAACAATTTGGAATACTTTGAATTAATATGGCATTATGAGCGATTAGTCGAGTTCCGTAAAAAGGAAAATGAACAGACGAGAAACTCCGAAGGTAGAATGTCTCTTAGTAATTTAAGTTCGGGTGTATTCCAAGATATGAATAAAAAATAAGAGTAGGAGTATATTTTACTTATGCCAGAAAATAAACCAAGAGAAAACGACTTCTTAAAACAAAATCAGGCTGCTCAATTTGTAAAGAGCAGTACTGATATGATTCAAAGAAAAATAGGCGGTGTTTTTAATAACACAGCAAAAGCGTTTAGTGAAAGTGCGGGTATTCAATTAGAAAATTCGAACACATTAAAACGTATTGACACATCTTTATCTACACTCAATAAAACATTATTTGAGCAACAAAAGTTATTATCAAAAAGTAATGCTGAAACATTACGTTTACACACAAAAACTACACAATTCATAAAAGAATCATCAACTCAAAAATATCAGAAAGCAACAACTGCTACAGATTTTGTTAGAAGACAAGACCCTAATGAAGGAATGAGAGAAAACATTCTTGATATGGAAAATTTACTTAGAGATATTAAAGAAGGCGACAAAGAAGAAAGACGTAAGAAGGGTGGCCTTATGGGTTTACTTGGTGGTATTGGTACGGCTTTTGCCGGTGCTGGTCTTATGGGATATTTAATGACAGGTAAAAAAGAATTCCTATTTAGTATGGTTAAGGGGTTTACAAAATATATTGGTAAAGGGTTAACTGGTTTATTTAAAATAGGAAAGATAGGTAATAGTCTTAAAAGTTTTTTGAATGTTGGTAAAGTATTTAAACAAGTGGGTACAATGTTCAAATCGATTGGTACGATAACTAAATCGATTGGTAAAATATTTGGAAAGGGATTTGGTAAGAGTGTTGGGAAAGGTGCTGTTAAAGGTTTAGGTAAATCTGGTGGAAAAGCATTCCTGAAAAAAATTCCTGTTGTTGGTGGCCTGATGGGATTATTTTTTGGTATACAACGATTCCGAAAAGGTGATTGGGTTGGTGGATTAATGGAAGTTGCTTCTGGTATTGCGTCAATTGTTCCGGGTGTTGGTACTGCATTGTCAATTGGTATTGATGCTCTATTATTGTTTAGAGATTTTAAAGGTGTTGATGTTGGTAAGGGTAGCATGAATCAAAAAGTAGGAACTGGTTTAAAGACAGCATTATCACTTAGAAACCTTCCGGGTATTGGTGCGGTAATTAGATTGAAAGAAGGGATGGATGCATGGAAATCTGGAAATAAGATGGATGCACTTAAATCTATTGGTGGTGCAGTTGCATCTATGTTTCCAATGGGTGGACAATTATTTGATAATGCAGGAGAAATTTTTTCTGCGTTCAAAGATGGTGGATTCAAGAGTGGAATGAAGAGTGTGCTTGGTTCTATTACAGGAGGCTCAGAGACACCCCATAAAGACGGTGGAGGATATTCTCGTGCGAGAGCAAGAACAACACCGGGTAAAAATGCTTTTGGGTATCTAATGGGCTTCTCAGATAAAATGAAAGCACCACATATGAAAGATGATGGATTTTCACCAACAAGTTCAATTTCAGACTTATTGAAAGGACATAAACAAGGCCATTATGATGGTATTAGTTTGTATAGACCTTGGAGTCCAGATTTTGAAGGTATACAGCCAGACATGAAACTTAATTTTACAAACATGGCTAAAGATTATTATGATGCTACTGGAAAAAATATTCAAGTTAATTCAGCAAAACGTAATGGTGTGGGTGATTCAGTTCATGATTATGGATTTGCTATTGATGTAAATTCGTCTGATGCAAATAAACTTGAGAGTATGGGGTTGTTACAAAGTTATGGTTTTCACAGACCACTAATTAACTGGTGGAAGAAAAAAGAACCTTGGCATATAGAACCTTATCCGGGTGAATCATATGGCCCAAGGGATACAATTAATAATGAGTTCAGAGTTGGTACTTTACAGGGTAAGAGAAAATATATACAACCGCAACAAGGTGCTCCGGCTGGTGGTGGTTTTGATTTTAATACACCACAAGGGCATATAGAAAGTAAATTTGCTTCAGACAAACCAATGCAAGTTGTGTTGGCTGGTGATGATATTGACAGATTGGCACAAGCGTTTGGTAGACAATTAGAAAAGAATAATCAGAGACAAGCACCATCAGCTTCTTCACAAGTGGTGTCTGGAAGAAAATTTTAAAAAGGAAGTAAACAATGCCTTTCGAAGAAATTACATTATTTAATCCACAGTCATGGCAAGGTGCAGGATTAACAAAAGAGAATGAAGAAAGTGAATCTAAATTTGCTAAAGGTCATAGTGTAATAAAAATTACACCAAACCATTATTTTTATGCAAGAAATAGAAATGATTTAGTGCCGGTGATTGGTGTTACAACAGAGGGAGTTTCTATTGGTATTGAAAGTGAATGGAATGCTTTAGATTGGCCTTCTGTTCCCGCTATTGTAGGTAGAGGTGCGTTGTTGGCTGGTGGTGGTGCATTGGGTTCTGTTTATATGTCAAAGAAATTATGGCACAAAAATGGTTATCTTAGAATGGCTCCGAAATTTAGAATTGTTGATTGGGATGGTACTGGTAAACCAATTTTCGCAGCATATCAACTTGCTAAGTTTGCTCTTCCGGGAAAACAAAATGCATGGGGTGAATCACTTGAAAAGGGTAAATATGGTGAAAAAGCTGCAACTGGTGGCGGTGAAAAGTTGGCATTAGCAACACAAGAAAAAATGAAAAAATTAAATAATGGTTTGAAGAATATAACAGAAGGTGGGATGTTTGAAAGCGTTGCTGGATTGCTTGGTAACAGTGTTGAGTCGCTTACAAGGGCTGTAACTAATCGTGCAAGTACAGTCAACACAAATGTAATTGAAGATGCGCATGATTATATAACATTAAAAAATGCACCACCTCCAGTGATGATTCAAATTGGTCAATTTTTTTATCATCCTGATATGATTATTACAAATGTTAATTTTGATTTCTCATTGGACATGAGTGAAATGGGGCCGTTGTATGTTGACATTACTTTGGAGTTGTCATCACGAAAAATAATGAGTGGTATTGATGATATTGGATTTACACAAAAGACAGGTTTTAGTAGAGGTACAATTGATAATACACCACAAATAGGGGAACTAAATCAAGAGCAATTACAAACTATAGCAGGTGTGGGATAGGAATAAATTATGATTAATAAATATAGTAGACAGAACTTTGTGCCGACGGTATCAGCCGGAGATTATTTAGAAAAGGATTTAATTCTTAACAATTGGGATTTGTTTGAAATAAACAGACCAATTAGATTTGATACTATACACAGACAAGATTTACAAAGACCAGATTTATTATCATTGAGAGTGTATTCAAAAATGAGTTATTTCTGGATATTGCTTAAAGTAAATATGATTGACAGTGTGTGGAATGATATGGAAATTGGTCAAGATATAATAGTACCAGATGTTGAAGATATTGTTGATTTTGTTTTGGCTGTTAAAAAAAGAATAAGAGCTTTAAATACATAAGGGATAATATATGTCAATACCAGCACAACATTTTTATTTAAGTTTACGATTGAAAAACAAAAGCTCAGTAAACACCGGAGTTACTGATATAATTATACCTCGTGAAAATATAGAATCGTTGACAATAACAGAAGACATTCTTTCAGTATTGCCAAAGATTGAATGTGTTATGCATGATGTTGGTAGTTTTGTTGATAGATATGTATTTCTTGATGATGATATTGTTAGTGTTATTATATCTCAAGATGAGGAAATTGAACCAACAATCGATATGGAATTTGTAGTTAGTGATTATGTTTTTGAATCAGATAATCAAACAAATAATTCTAATACAGTTAAATTCATTGGGTATATGTCGGCAAAACAATTATTTGTTCCATATAGAAATAGAAGTTTCAATGATAATAGTGAAGATATATTAAAAAAAATTGCAAAAGAAACTGAAATTAAATTTGACAATCCTCATAATATTACTCCGAGTGATAAAATGATATGGTATCAAAATCAGAACAATTATAATTTTATAAAACATATGTTGAAACGAGGATTTATTGCAGATGATGCCTTGTTCTTTTATGCAAACACTAAAAATAAATTTGTATATACATCACTAAAAGTAGAGATGGAAAAGGAACTTAATTTTAAAGCAACATACAATTCGAATCGTGTTTATAATTATTTATTATTAAGTGATGAGAATGATAAAATGTTTTTTAATTCTTATGATGTTATGAACTTGACAGGTGTATTTAATAAGATGAGTAATTATTCTGCAACATTTGGATACTATAATTTGAAGGGTAAGTACATCGGTGGTACGGTGGATAAAATTACTAAGATGACAGATTTGTATAATAAAAGTAAAGACTATGATGGCAAACCATCAATATTTTGTAATGTAGGAATGTTTGGAAATAATAATGTCTTTGAAGAATTCCCAAGGGGTATTGTTCAGAATATGTTTATGAAATATAATTTATTCACAACAACACTTCTTCTAAATATTAATTCAATGACTAATGTAAAATTGTTTGATAAAGTCAATGTTGGTATTCCAGAAATTCTTGACGATAAGGAATCATTCAATGAGGCATATTCTGGAAATTATCTTGTCGGAGCAATAACTCATAACATAACACAAGATGGTGTTTATCAAAAGAAAACATTGTTATGTAGAAATGGAATAAATAAATCAGATGATTTGAAAGATTATAATGTTAATTAGGAGATGGTATGCATAAAAATAATGAAAGTATAAAAGCAATGTTGTCACAAGATATTACTGATTCATTAAATGATTTTTTAAATGATGATGAGTATGAAGGTAAATATGAAGGGAATTTTACTGGAATTATTGTTGACAATAAAGACCCGGACAAAGTTGGAAAATGTAAAATAAGAGTGTTTGGTGTTCATGGTGATGACATTCAGGATAAGGATTTGCCGTGGGCATTTCCAGATTTTAATTTCAGGGGTGGGTTGAAAGGTTCATTCATTGTTCCTCCGGTTGACTGTTTTGTCAATGTATATTTTGAACGTGGTGAAATTTATATTCCAAGATACTCAAATAAAGTTATTGATGAAAATAGTTTACCAACTAATAAAGATACTGATTATCCTGACAACATGGTGTTCTTTGAAACTGACAACGGTGATAAGTTTGAGATTAACAGAAAGAAAAAGACAACAATGTTTGAACATGCAAGTGGAACAAAGATTACACATACAATGAAGGAAACTGAATTTGAACATCATTCAGGTGCAAAGATTACAATTGATACTTTGGGGAATGTGACAATAGATTCTCCTTTGACAATAAAAACAAAACATGGTTTATTTTTAGAAGACACTGGAAGTACTGTAGTGCCAACTGGTTTGGGGCCATATTGCGCTCTTCCTGTTTGTGCAGTAACAGGTGTCACACAAACCGGAAACCGATGTACTCCATAAAAGGATTTGAATAATGGCAATTAAAAGTAATACAGACGGGTTGAAAACAAAAATTGTTAATGCATTAAAAAAAGCAAAAATTAATGTACCAGTTAGTGCCGACCCTGATACAGGTAAAGTTAAGTATGATGATGTTCCTTTTATCAGTACGAAAAAAGAAGGGAAGGTTGTAAATATTAAAGATGCAACTAAACCATTATATGGTGAAAATTATTCATTAGATAAAGAAACTGGCATAGAGAAGATTGCAGAAGCAATTGCTAATGAGGTATTGAGTTATATTGCCGAACATGCAGAGGTCAATATGAAAGAAAGAATGGATGCTCTTGAGAGTGATTATAATGCCCTTATAATTTCTTTACAAAGTGGTGGGGCAAGTTTGTCTGTTGCACCACTCACACCTGTTGGTGCTGTTTTAACGGCTGCTGCCAGTGCAGGTGGGACTCCGGCAAGGGTTGGTATATCAAATACACTTAAAGCAACAAATGAAATAACTGACATAGGATAATTTATATAAATATACATAAAGGTGTTGTTATGAATTTCGAAAAAATTAAAAAGTATGCTGATGATTGGGCTTATGATTTAGAAATCCAATTAAGAAAGAGTGGTGAAATAAAAAATGTTAATGTTATCAACCAAAGTATTGAGTTGATATTAATGACATTACCGGGTGAACGATTATTTAATCCATCATTTGGTTCTTATTTTCAATTAAGACTTTTTGATGTGATAACTGAGGATTTTCTGGAAAAATTAATTGATGATACTGTTGTTGCTATACAGAGATGGGAAGATAGAATAACAATCATAGAACCGGAAGTTAGATTACGGGTTTCTCCTGATGCTAACCAAGCATACATTTCTATACCATATGTTATCAAAGAAAGACAACTGAAGGCTTCTTTTCAAAGAAAAATTACACAATAAGGGATTGATATAATGGCTGAGAATTTTTTAAAATATACTGAGTTGACATACGATACAATTGATGCTCAAATAAGAGATAAGATTAATGCTGATACGAGATTTGATAATCCTCGTGAGTCTGCTATATTTCAAACAATAACAGAAATATTTTCTGGTACGGCAGATTTAGTTAATTATTATATTCAACGTAGAGCAGAAGAATGTTATTTTGATACCGCACAATTAAAATCATCAATCATTCTCCTTGCACGTCAATTAGGTTATGTGGTAACACGCCCTCAACCGGCAAAGGCCAAACTTAAAATTGTTTTAGATGGTGATTTTACTGGCGTATTTGATACAACAACAGGAGCGGACAATAAAATTCAATTACCATACTATTCTAAATTTTCTCACGGTGGAAATGATTTTGTTTTGATTGACACATTTACATATAATGTATCGGATGCGCTTGTTACTGAAATGATTGCCAGTGCTGGTGAATTTGAAAAGAATATAACTAAAGATTCATTTGGAAATGACATTACAATCGCACAGGGAACTATTAGAGAGAAGACTGTTATTGGTAATAGTAATGTACAAGTGGGTAGTAATTTCCAATCATATAAATTTGAGGATAGAGAATTTTCAAATGTTTATGGATATGAGGATTATTTCTTTAATGATGTTACACAAGTGTATGTTGGTAATACAAAAGATGCAACAACAAAATTTCAAATTGATAGACGTTCATTGATTAATTGGGAATCATTAGAAAGTAATGATTTGTCAACAGCATCGAAGGTGTGTCTTATTAGAACAACACCGGATGAATATGTTGAACTTATTTTTGGTGATGGTGCATTTGCAGCCAAAGGTGCATTAACACGAGAAGATAACATATATCTTCAATACTTGGCAACTGATGCTAAAGACGCAAATAAAGTTGGTGTTATTGATGAGAAAGTAAATTTCTCTGGTAAAGTATTTACAAACACTGGTGTTGAAGTTACAGATATAGTTAAATTTAAATTAAATTCAAACATTACTGGTGGTGCTGACATAGAAAGTAATGATAGTATTAAATTTTCTGCACCACAGATTTATTATTCATTGGATAGATTGGTTACAAAATCAGATTATATAAACTATCTGAAGAGCCTTAAATCGCCTATCGATGTTCAGAATGCCATTGCATGGGGTGAACAGGAAGAACGCGACCTTGCGGGCGTATTTGCTGATATAAAGATGTTTAATGTGTCTCTCTTCTCTGTAGTAGGTAGTCTTTACAATTTGGATGGTAATATCTATACAGTAAGAACACGATATACAGGTCTTAATGAATCAGTTCTTGATTTAGATTATGACCCGTATTCGATTCACGTACAAAGTTATTTTAATGTATACACACGTCAAGCGATTGCTCATCAATTGAAAAAGTATGAAGTGTTGTATTATTATAAACGATTGGTTGGTGGTCAACCGTTAAGTGCATCTCCGGCATATTACAGAGATGGTTATGGTGATAATGGTATTTTTAATTTTCATTATGCATCGGATATTGTTGCTAATGCAAGTAATATTTCAACATCTGGAACGGTTACAGTAGACTTTTCATCATTGACAAACGCATCAACAATGAGTGATGTTGCAGGAAAAATTAATGATGAGATTGCATCATTCAATGATGTTAGAGCAAATACATTTGATAATGCTAATTATAATGCTGTTGCATTTGATAATGGAAGTGATGCTATTGTTGGGTGGGATAATACAAATGAACGATTTGTATTTACATTTGGTGTAGATTCTCAGAATTATATAACATCTGCGTTTGACCCATTGGCAGGTGATTTAAATTTATCACAAACAATTGATACTATTGCCAGTTTAGAAAGTGAAGAGATGAGTGGAGATATAACTGAGGTTATAGGAAATTTAGATACAAGAGCACAAATGAATATTAAAAATATTTATGTCTCTCCTATCATTCATAATTTTAATCTTGAAGGTACTGTATATGCTAAACCATTATATGATAAGGAAGCATTAAGAACTGAGATTAATAATTCTATTTACAGTTGGTTGAATATAAATGCAGATTATAATGAACCAATAAGAATATCAAATATTATTGAGATAATAGAAAGACACCCGGGTATTGTTCATGCTAATTTAAAAATCACACCGGAAGATATAACTGCTGGTGTTAATAATAAAAATAATAAATATTATTATGGATGGCAAGACCAAACAGTAAATCCATATGGTGGAGAAATCGGAACTATAATTCTTTTATATTTACATAATTTTTTAAATAACACAAGTACATTCAAATCTATTGATGAAGTTAGAACATTTTATAATATGGGAACGGTTACATTATTATGGAACGGACTTCCAATACAAATACCAGTTGGTGAAGCATACACATTGGAAAATAAAAAATACTATTTACACAATTATATAAATGAAAGAAATTTCATGAATAAATTTTTAAAAGATTTATTTGATTTTTTGTTAAATAAAGCAGAAACTCAACCAAATCCTGCGGTTGGTCAAGACGCGAATGGTTATACATATATGAGTGTTAATGGTTCAATTGTAGTTAACTATAGAAGATTTATTGGATATAATAGTTCACAAAGTTTATTCAATTCATTTAATAGATTTTATGCTGTGACAGCAGATAGTGATTTTATAAAATCAGTAACAAAAATTCATAAGGACTTATCTTACATTATAAAATTAAATATGATTGACAGTCATGGAAATATTGATGTTGAATATGATGATGAAGATAATTTTGTACGAGGTGGGTATTCTCTTGGTTCTGAAATTGTGAAACTGAATTTACAACCACTTAAATATGAATACAAATAATTGGAGTTATAAATGGCAATAGATTTTATAAACATATATGTTGATTTGGAACGGGCAACGGATGCATCTGGTATCACCGATTCATTGGGATTTATCCAATGTAACAGTGATAGTCCTGCGGGTACAACAACAAACCCATTGACTCTGGAACAATTCAGAACATATTTAAAATATAATCATGTTAGAAAAACTCAAAACTTTTTTCTTAAAGGTAAAGTTGTTATTAATTTTTCTACAGGTGAACATAAAAATTCACATTTAAATACTGGTGTTTTATTTGAAACACCACATCATGGTGGAGATATACAAATAACAAATTGGGTAAATCCTGTGGATGATTTAGATTATCCTTGGAGTGTTATTGTGAGTGCATCTGAAGATGAAATTGATTATTGTAGTGTTATTACGAATAATGATAATGTTGAATTTAAAAATGGTGAAATAGAAATCACAGATACATATAAAAGACTTCAATTTGGAACATATTATAATGGTTTTGATGAAGATTTAGATAATGATAATAATACGTTAGCACTTGCCAATATGAAATTATACACAGAGGCTCTGGCAGATTTGTATGGCTATTGGTCATTAACATTTGCAAATTACAAATCATTAATTGTTGTTGGTTCTATTTTAAGTAATAAAACATTAATTGGTAGTATTATTGTAGAAAATAATTTCACCAATGATATGATTTGTTATTTTATCAATGATGTGTTTTATAATTTTAAATATATGATTGGTAATCCTGTTGATGATAATACACCTAAAATAAATGCAAAGGTAAAACAATCATCATTTACAAGTTCATTGAGTACGTTTTCTACAATAAATATACCTAAATGGATGTATAATATTTTTGATTTGGAAGATATGGTTGAAACTAACAATATTCAATTTGATTGGGGTGGAGCGAGTGCATGTGAAGAATCATTTGTAAATTTAAGTCAATCGGCAAACTTTAATTATTTAGACCCGGAGGGTTGGGTTGATATATCTGTATCAGGTGTGATGAACACACGTAATTATGATGGTGTTATTACAAAAGAATATGCCACACCACAACTAACTACGTTTACAAAAGTTAGAGATGGTATAGGTGCATTGACATTTGGTTTGATGACTACACCATATATATCAGCAACAATGGATGGGACATTAGCAACGGTTGGTGATTTGAGTGGTTCTGTTTACGATTCTTTATATTTACCATCTTATTATAAGTGGTATTGGGGTGAATTATATGGAGATTTTAATGTAGAATTAACATCAGCAACTGATGAATTTAGTGCAACACATGATTATTTAAGTCCGGGAAGTCATATTATTAATGTTGGTGCTATTTCTCATAATAATTGGTATGATATAGGGTCATCTATATCTGTTAGTGTATTATTTACGTCGGCAAGTTACGATTATATATTGTTAAGAACATCGGCTTCATGTTTTGATGGTAACACCGATATACAATCATATGAAATTATACAAGGAAATAATGTTTTATCGGCATATACATTTGATGATATCATAGTGTCAGCGGTAAATACAAGTCCATATGATAATAATACTAAAATTTATAAATATGCTGGTGTTGATTGGAATGAGGGTTTAGGGTTTATTCAGTTATATTATTGGGAAGATACAGTTATTGGAGATTTTGTGTACCCGGATGGATATTTTGTAGAAAAAAATAAATACATATCTTCTGGACATCATCACGTATATTTTGGAACAAGATTGGATGATGATACTTTGAGTGGGTCATACTTACCACTTAAACTTTATGATAGACCTCAAACCACATACTATGTAGATTTGGATGAATATTATGAAACTAATGGTAATAAATGGATTTACAAACAAACTGGAATATATGATACATTTGAAAATGGTTCTATTGATACTGGGTGGAGTGTTTCATTTAAAGGTGTTTATACTGTAGTTGATATGTGGGGAAGTAATTGTGCATCAAATGGTATTGTGGATTTAATATCAGACCCGGTGTATTGGAATTTTGATTATGAATGGGAATTTGCAAGAACAGAAAAAGATAATATTCCACATTTTCTTATAAAGTCAATATCAAATGATGTATTGAAAGTAGCGTGGGATTTTGAAAATGATGTTATACAACTATTTCATTATGGTACTCAATATAATATAAAATACAATATGTCAAAGTTGGGGTATGTGAAGGATTTGAGGTGTCCTAATTCGTTAAGATTTTTACCAATTAGAGTTGTGCATTTACCAGAAAGTGATTTTGGTGATGGGTTATTGCATATATATGTTAAGTTTGGTGATGAATGGGTTGATTACACTGGAGTGCTCAATGGTGCAGGTATTGAAGAAGAAGATAAACGATTGTTTATGGAAGTATCTACTGACACAACAACGGGATTTAGGTATATCAAATTACAATCACAATGTGGTCTTCCATATTTAAATGGTTCGGAAGATTTACCATTGACATATATAGAATTTTATAGAATGACTACATTTGATGATTTGGGTGATTTTGATAATGCAATACCAACGGCAGATTATAAATCTATATTTAAAATGAAAAATTATAGAAGGGTGTTAAGACCGTATGATATATTGGAATATAAATATTTTGAAATTGATGCATGGGATATGGCTATATATGGCCCGTGGATGTTGATGTATGATATCCATTTTAGTAATCCTATGAGGGGTACACTCACTAAGGTATCATGGCAAAATACAAAATTGTCAAATGGTATTATTTATAATATAAAAGAAGAAACATCGGAAGGTAAATATGTCCCGAATATTGAATTATCATTTATGTATGATATGTATATTGTGTGGAATTCTCCTTTTATATGTCCAACGTGTGATAATAATTCAATATATCATGGATTTATCAGAATAATGACAGATGAAGTTCCAAATAGACCATATAGAAGTTTATTTGTAGATAATATTGGTGGGACTATAAAATCAGAACGTGGTTTTGTAATGTACAACGAAGATGGATAAGAGGGGAAATAAATGTCAGTATATTATATAAATAAATTCAATAGTGTTGGTGGTATATATCCATATACACGACCAGAAGATGGCGCAAAAAATTTTTATGAGTTGGTGAAAAACCCAAACACAAAAGTTAATTATCAACATGGTGATAGTATTAGAGTGTATAATCCGTGTGGTGGTGGTATTTGTGAAGTTGATGACACGGCTAATGATATTGAATTCAATAAAGAAGTTTCAATACTTCCTCACTCACCAAATAATGGTGTTATCATAAAATTAAAAAGTGATGGACAAGGATTAAAATTTTATAGAGGTGCATCAAAATCTGTTATAAGTGGATTAAGATTTACAAAGGAAACATTTAATGGTGGTTCATTGATATATGGTGATGACGTTATATCTCTTTTGATAACTGATTGTGAGTTTGTTGCATCAACGGTTACTAATAATGGTATTTCTATTAATTTGAATAATTGTCAACATGCATTAATTACTCGTTCATATATTGAAGCACCGATATATTCACTTGGTTATGCTGTGACATTGGATAATTGTCATAATTGTACTGTATCATTTAATGGGATTAATTTGAATGCCGGAGCTGGTATTGGTGTTAATTGTATTACTAATGTAGAATCAGTTGGTAATTATATTGGTGCGAATGTTGTTTACAATATGGGTGCGGGGTCAATTGCTATTAATTTAGATGGAAAATTTAATAGCACTGGTTTAATGTATAATGTACTACGTCTTGCTGGAACAAATTCATATGGTGTTATTGCCTCTATTCCTGTAAACTATGGTAATGATATTGGAATAAAAAATAATGTTTTTATTTTTGAAGAAGATTCAAGTGCATTGTTTGGATTATATATACCTGATTTTGGTGTTAATGCTACGTCAATGTATGATATTACAAATAATATATTTTATAATGAAACTACTTCAAATATAAAATTTGCATATGCATTGAGTGTTAGTGTCGATGTAGGAAGAAGTGTGGTGAATTATAATGTATTTGATAGATTCGATTCAAATAATATATATTTTTGGGGTGGTAATCCAAATACGCTATCAGCAATGGGAAGTAGAACATATACTGATATAGACCCACAATTATTGTATTATTATGATGATTCACCACCACAACCATATTCAATCACTGCGGTAGAATCATATCAATGTTCTGCATCATCTCAAACTCTTGGTTTGGGGCATTACCATGAACACATTGGAATGTTTGGTCAATTTTATAATGTTGGATATCCATATTGTAATTTTATTGATACGGTGACACATGAACTTGGGTCGGTAAGATTGGAAGCTGATAGCGCACACTTTACGTTTTTTAATAGTACATTTACAGAATCAAAGGAAAATGTCAATTTAAATTATAGAAAATTTTATACGAGTGGTGACGTTTATGAAAATCAATATTCTTGGGAGTCAAGTGCAGCGGGTGATTTTCCATTCACATCACAGAATCATTTATATAATAAAGATTTAATATATGTAATAACAAATAAAGATGAGCTTGAACCGTTCGATGGTATCTTTTGTCCAGCTAATCCGGGGTATGATTTTAGTGCTTATTCTGGATATGAAACTGGAATTTTTGGATTCTCAAGAGCAGAATATATAAATACTTGTATAAGTGAACCATGTATCATTATAGATGATATATACGCAGAATTTATATGGATTGATGAAATCAATGCAGCATATGTATTCCAAGATGCAATAAACCCACCGTGTGTTGATGATGCACCGGTTTCTGCACCTATGGAATATTAAATTAACTGGAGGACTAATAATGTCAACAAGTGCAACAAGACGAATTTTACATATAGCAACTGATAATCTTTCAGATTTGAAAGATAAACAATTTGGTAATGCATTAAGTGCATTTTCATATTACAAGACTCCAACTTTACCATCACATTGGGGTGCTAAAGATATATATAGTCAAGTGCAACATTTTGCATCATGGGATAAGAGTGTCGTATTTGACAAATTATATCTTGGTGGGGATGGTGTATCGAATGGCCCGATAACAATAGCCCGTGGTGCATCTGATGATGAACCTGTGGAGGGTACAACAAGAGCGGATAATTCTATTAATATTGGTAGGGGTTCTGGTATTAATATGGTAGACTCTGCTGGTCATATCAACATCGGTGATTTCACAGGTGCGGAGTCAAGAGGTGGTTCTGGTATATATGCTCAAAATGTTAATATTGGTTATTACACTGCTTTGTTTACAAATGGTCAAGGTAATGTTAACATTGGAAGCACGGTTGCACATCAGATGATAGGTAATTATAATGTTTATGTTGGAATCAATGCCGGTATATACACGTCGGGGGATAGTAATTCTTTAATTGGAAATGGTGCTGCAAATTATTTTGATGGTAGCAATAATGTTGGTATTGGTAAAGATATTCTTTTTTATGCTAAAGGTAACAATAATGCGGCATTTGGTGAAGGGAGTCTGTCATTTTCAGATACAAATTACACTGTGTCAATTGGGTATAGTGCTGGTTATTTTATGGAGTCTACATCTGGTTCGGTATTAATAGGGCGTGGTTCTGGTATGTATACATCAGGGAATTGTAATACTATTATTGGTGTTGATTCAGGTTCAACGGTATCTGGTGATGATAATTTAGTGATTGGTAGAGGTATGGGTTTTAATATTGTTGGTCAAGATAATATTTATGTTGGTAGAGATGGTGTGTTTGCTACAAGTGGTAGTGGAAATATTGTATTTGGACATGGAGCATTTGTTCCAGTTTTGCCTCAACCTGATGTTGGTAAAGTTAAACGTGAAACTTGTGTTGTTATTGGACGATACGCAGCGGAAGTAGTTTCTAACGATTCAATAGATTCTATTTGTATTGGGAACCATGCATGTGCATCTGCATCAACGATGGATAGAGTGGTTGGTATTGGTAAAGATGTATTTGGAAATGGTGGTGTAATAACTGACAATGTGGCAATAGGAACAAGTGCCGGATATTACTCATCTCATTATAATAGTGTTTTGGTTGGATTGAATGCTGGTGCTGAAGGTGGGCATATATCTGGGGAATTAATTGCTATTGGGTCAAGAGCCGGATACAAATCAAATTCATATAGAACGATTGCTATTGGTGAAGATGCCGGTGCAAATTGTCCTTCTGGCCTTGCTGTTGGTACATTCATTGGTAGTGAAGCAGGTAGATACGGACAAATGAATGACTGTTTGGCAATTGGGGAACAAGCCGGATATGGTGCCTCTGCGGTTGACAGTATGTTTATTGGTGAGCTTGCAGGAAAAAATTCTACTGGTGGGAATTGCGTTTTCATTGGTGAGACTGCCGGAGAAAATAATACTGAAAATAATAAATTTGCAATTACAAATGGAAGTGCCATTTTATTGAGTGGTGACTTTACAACTAAAGAAGTTATTATTGACCACGTAAAATTTCCAAGAACTAATGAACCAACGGTTGTAGATGGACATGCATATATATTTGCATCAGCAGCTGGGGCATTTGGTTCACAAACAGAATTGTATGTTGAAGATAGTCAATCTAACATAACAAGAATTTCTCCCCATAATGATGAAGGGGATTGGGAATATTTTTCTCGTAATAGAAATACAGGAAAAACAATTAAAATTAATATGGAAAAATTTATCCGTAAGATGGAAGATTTTACTGGTGAAAAATTTATAGAGGAATTATAATGGCTGGTTTAATTGATGATAAAGATAAAAATAGATTTACAAGACAATTGGAGATAAATCCAAGTGGTACTAACGGATTGTATTTTATGTTATCTGCTGGAGATACATACGGTGCTGATATTTATGGGGATGTTCAAATATTTTCATTTGTTAGTATTAATTCAGTAGCTATAGCCGTTGGCAGTAGATATGAAGGTGGTTCATACTTTTTAAGTGCTAATGGGCAATTGACTAATAGTGATTTTGGTACGACAAGTGCATCTGTACATGAGAATGGTTCGCAGTTAACAGTAACGGTTCAATCATATAGTATGTATGGTATTATGGAAATTTTATTTACAAATGCTAATGCGACTGATATTATGACGGTGGTTACTAATATAGAATTTCAAAATGTTATGTATGATGCTTACATGGTTGAAGTTCCAGACCCACCATCATTACCATAGGAGAAATAATGGCAATAGGAAGTCGTATAGATGATATATTATTGAGTAGATTTACAAAGAGAATGGCGATAGCAAATGCATCGGCATATACTCTTACATTTACTAATACATGGGGATTCACAACGTGGGCTGCTGGTGTTGAGGTGAAAGTTGCTTTACATAGACCAAGTGTTAGTGCTACAAATCTTGGTTCTTATTGGATTGGTGGTACATTTGTTATTAGTGGTGGTGTTTTTATAGAATCTGATATTACAATAAGAAGAGAAAGTTGTACATTGAGTGGTGATTTTGATGCAATTTTTGCTGTGAATAGTACTGATAACAAATCAATAGATATTGCATTGACAAATGGTGGTGCTGATTGTAGTGCCGTGTGTAATGTAGAATTTTATACAGCTTATGGATATACTATAAGCGCATCACCATAGGAGAAAATAATGCCTAAATATGTAGATGATATGAAGAAGAATAGATTTACAATTGCAGCTAATGGGTTACCTGTTGGTAGTACATATTATAAATTTGACCACAAAAGTGGACAATCGGTATATCGTGGTGCAATGATGGTAACTATGACATCTCTTGATAATTCACAAATATCAAACATGGGATGTGTTAGAGTTATAAATACATTTGAGGTTGATGCTGGAGTTTTACAAAATGTAGGTGCATTTGTTCCGGTTTATACTAATGGTGCCGTTGGTCTTACACTTGCTATGGGTATTGTTACTAACGATTTAGCAATACAAGTATTTAATGATGGTATTATACGAGATATTATATTGAATTTTGAATTTTTAATGCCTGATGATGATTTTATGATATTTACAGGAGCTGTTTAAATTGAAAGGAATTAATTATGGAAATTGATATTAAAGAATTGAGAAGTCGTGATATAAAAAAAAGAGAAAAAAATATTAAAGATATTGAGACATTTAAAAAATATGATATTAAAATATTGACACCATTTTATAATGTGATTGATACAAAGACTGAAAGGGCAATTTTAAAATTATTAGATTCAAAGACATTGAATTGTGCATGGTTATCATTACAAGGTACAGCGATTGCATATATTAGAAATAAACTTGTTAATGATGGTAACTCAGATTTACAATATCAGAAATTAAATGATGGGTTTACTCATTATTTATTTATAGATTCAGATACAGTTGTTAATGAAAATACAGTTAAAAAATTATTATCATATGATTTGGATATAGTTGCCGGAGCATATGTTAGTAGAGAATCTGAACACTGTTATGTTGGTGGACATTTTAAATATGAAGATGATAATATAATTGATTTTGTAAATATAGAAAAAACAACTAAAGGCTTAATTGAAGTTGATTGGATTGGTGCAGGATGTTTACTTATAAAGAAAGAAGTATTTGAAAATCTTCCATATCCTTGGTTTCATTACCCTATTATTGAAAAAATGTATAATGGGGAAAAACACACACAAATGGTATTTGAAGATGTGGGTTTTTCAATGTTAGCAAAAAAGTATGGTTATAAAATTTTTATGGATTGTGATGTTGAAGTAACACATTATGCAAGAAACTATCAAAGAGAAAATGTAACAGATTTTGAATTGCTATTTACAAATGTTAGTGATGATATGAATAAGGTATTTCAATTAATGAGAATGATGAGTTATAGAATAAATGATTTGGAAAAAAAGAAAGAGGACGATAAATAATGTCAACTTATTATGTAAATATAAGCAACGCAATTGCAATTGGTGATGGTTCAATTGGTTCACCATTAAATTATAATCAGTTAGTAAACTTTTTTAATCCTGAGTATATAATTGGTGGTGAGGTTATTGCAACGTCTGCTCAAGCTGGTGATGTTATAAAAGTTAAAGGTTCAAAAACTGAAGATTATGCACCGTCTGATAATACTTATGTTGATATGTTTGTTAGTTTTCATGAATCATTGAGTGGTTCTTTTAGTATTGAAGGGTGGGATGTACTAACAGAAGGTTCTCCAATTTTATATAATGAGGAGACTCAATTTAGTTTATTTGGTAGAGCAAATGAGTATAAAACAAGTGCGATTGATTCAACATTAGATATAACATTAAAAAATATCATAGTTGATAATTATGGTATTAATGACGGAGGTACATTTTCCGTATCATTATTTGATTATGGGTGGGCTTCACCAAGTAGACAAATTAATATTGATTTTAAAACTGTTGCAATTAAAACTAATACACTCGGTCAATTTCATTTATCTGAAACTGCCGTTGGGACGAGCGGGTATTCTAATGTGAGTTTTTATGGGTGTACATTAGATTGTGATGATATGACTCAATTTAGTAGAATTAATACATTTGGGTTATATGATTGTATTTTATTACATGATAGTATGACTTTAGATTTACAATCATATTCTACACTTAAAGCATCAAATAATTTAACGACATTAGCAAGTTATACATCATATGTTGGTTCACCGGGTGATGTATCTCAATATATAGCACCTACATTTAATGATAGTTTGATAAGTTATTCTGTTGAGTCAAATGCCGCAAATCAAATTGCGTATTATCAAAATAAAACAACATTAGAATATTCAAATTTTAATATACCCGAAGGTGGAGCAACAGATACATTTAGAACAACAAATGATTATGCAACGGGTTTGTTTGGTGAGACTCGTGTTGCTTATGGTGCATATGTATTTGAAATCACAGTAAGTGATTTTGGGAAAGGTCATATCGGTTCATTTTATTTTGGTGGTGACTTTGAAAATGTTATAGTAACGGTTGACCCCGGAATAATTGAATTTAATCCTGTAACCTGTGCCGGTGTAAATACATCTGGTCTTGGTGCATCAATTATCAATCTTGTTGTTCCCAGTATTAGAACATTTGGTTTTAATTCATTTCCATTTGATTTTAGTGGAACACCTGTTGAAGGTGCATCACCATTGTATGTTAAATACCACGTTTACAATTACGAACCAAGGGGGCAATTTGCTGGTAGATGGGAAGCATATGAATTCAGATGGTGGTTTGATTATGATACATCTGGTGGAACAACTGATTATATTGCATATGCTGTAGATAAAGTAAATTGGTTATATTGTGGTGTTTATGGGCAAACATATGATGTTCGTTGTTGTGTAATGTATAGACCTATAGAATAAATATAAATAATTAAAAAGATGATTAATTTTTGGAGTATAAATGGCTAATTTTTTTGAAGATTTTGTTGCATCAACTGGAAATTTTTTCTATGCTGCACAGGTTGGATACCCATCATACCGATATTGGTATATCGATTATGTTAAGTTAATACCAACTGATGCTGTTGCATATCAACCGGGATTCCTTCTTGTTGAAACACAACCAGAATTGAATGGTAGCTTGTCGGCTTCATATGTAAATCTTGACCCATATAATGGTTGTGATAACTTTATAATTATTAGATATCAAAGTCCAACTGAATTTATGGGTTTGCGTGTTAATCCGGGGACTCTTGACCAAAAGGGAATTTATGTTTCTCATTCTAACCCAAGTGAATGGCAGGGTGAGGGTAATGCATTATCTCAAGGTGATACAAAACTTAATCTTATAAACTCAGCAGGTGTTGCGATTAGTGCTGAAACGTGGCCTAATAAAACTGCGTTTCCTCTTGATGGTTTAATTACAGTTGATATTACAAGTAATAATAATTATTCTCTTGAATGGTGGGATTCAGACCACACAATATTATATGCCTCTGCTACATTTATTGATAACCATATTATATCATCGGCAGGACACCACGGGTTCTTCCACACTACAAAATGGGATGCAAACATTGACGGGTGGGATTATATCATGTGGGTTGATGGTGTATCTGCGGTTACACCACCGACAATAGAATCATTCAGTGCAACTGATTATGTAATAACTGATGGAGATAGTACTACTTTAGGGTGGTTTGTTTTAAGTGGTGATAATGATACAATAGTTACGATTGACAATGGGGTTGGTGATGTAGATTTATTTGGAACATCAGCTATAACTCCGGGGCTTGGTAGCCACACATATACAATATCAGCTTATAATGATGGTGGTTCAGTAAGTGCAGATTTTGGTTTGACAGTACTGGCAAATGCACCGACAATTGAGATATTTTCTGCATCTAATACTCCAGTGTCTGCTGGAGAAAATTCAACATTGGGGTGGATTACATCTGGTTCTTCTGTATCAGCTTTCATTGATAATGGTGTTGGTTGGATAACTCCTATTTGGGAAGTTAGTGCAGGTACGTATGAAGTTTCTGCATTGACAGCAACAACAACATACACAATGTCAGCGTTTGATGTTAGTGATAACTTTGTTACCGACTCAACAACAGTTGAAGTTACTCCACCAATAATATCAGTATTTTCTGCCGACACACCAATATCTGCTGGTGGTAATTCAACATTGACATGGGAGACATCGGGTAGTTCTGTATCAGCATTTATTGATAATGATATTGGTTGGGTGACTCCAGTTAGTGCAGGTACATATGAAGTTTCTGCATTAACAGCAACAACAATATACACATTGTCAGCATTTGATTTTGTTGGTAATTATGTAACAGACACTGCATTGGTTGTGGTGTCAGCGGTACCACAAATAGTTGGTGGTACATTTTCGGCAACACCAAATCCAGTTTGTTCAGGGTCTGATTATTTAATTAGTTGGGAAACATTGGGAGCAACATCAGCATTCATTGATAATGGTGTTGGTTGGATTGCTTCATCTGCTGTAACTTCTGGTTCATATGGAACATCAGCTTCACTACCGACAACATATTCATTGTCTGCGTGGAATGACCTTGGAAATATTACAAGTGCGAGTTATATTCAACAGGTTTATTATAGAGACCCTGTTGCAGATGCAGGAAGTGATTTAGTATTTTCTGCAACGGATACCAGTGGGGTATCGGTAACATTTAATTCAAGTGCCAGTTATGACCCTGATGGTCAAGCTATTGCAACATATTTATGGACATCAGCAGGTACGGTAATATCAACATCAGAATATTTTACTCTTGTATTATCTGCTGGAGACTATGTATTTGATTTATTGATTACCGATGGATGTAATCAATCGGGAACTGATAGTGTAAGTGCTTCTGTTGTGAATTTAATTCCTCCGGTTGCTATTGCAAGTGCAACTCCATATTTTGTAAATGCTGGTGAAAGTTTTATTTTATCTGGTCAAGATAGTTATGACCCCGACGGAGCAATAGATAGTTACTTATGGGATTTAAGCGGAACATTCCTTTCAGCGACTGACGTAGCGGTACACACACAAAATACAGTGGGTGATTATACATATACATTGACAGTAACAGACACAAGTGGATTATCTGCTTCTGATACAACGTTAGTTCATGTGAATGGTATATACGCTCCAAGTGCTAATGCTGGTGACGACCAATCACATTGTATGGTTTCTGGTGATTCGGTGGATGTAACACTTAATGGTAGTGATAGTTTTCCTTCTGAAACTGGTGGTACAATAGTTTGGTATGAGTGGGAATTAAGTGCGTTTGGTGTGTCTAATGTATCTGCCGATGTATCTGCGGTATATGAGATTTCAGCAACTGTAAGTGATGTTTCTGCATTTGGTACATATGAAGTTGGTTTGGTAGTTTCGGCATCAAATGGTATTATTGATAATGACATAATGAGTGTAACTATTAATCGTCAAGCAATTGTATCTGCTGGTGATGACCAAACACATAATCTATCGTGTAGTGCTTCATTTATTAATATTGGGTTAAGTGGCAGCTCTGATTTATCTGGTACGTATATTTGGTATTTTAAAGATGGTGAAGTCACACAACAAGGACAAAATGTTACAAGAGAATATTCAGTAGGAACATACAGTGCCGGATTAGAAATTGTAACAACAGCAGCCAATGGTGCTGTATGTACATCAGACCAAGATATTATTAATATTGTTATAAGTGCCAACCCAATGTCAATTGAAACATTTGAGTTTAGCCCTAATTTTATAAATGGAACGTCTGCATATGTGTGGACAACATTGTCATGGGAAACATCTGGTGCAGTAAGTGCAACTATTGATAATAATGTTGGGTGGTTAGATACATCAGCAATTAGTGCGGGTAGCATTGCGGTTTCAGCAACAAGTAGTATAACATATGCGATTTCAGCATTTGATGTTAGTGGTTGTATGATAACAGCAACAACAACAGCTATAATAAATTTAGGAACGATTTCAGCTTGTTTACTTAAAGTAAATTATATTTCTCTATTTGGCCCGGAACATATACGATGGGGTGAATGTCGAGATATTAATTTGGTTGACATGTTACCATCAACATTGAATGGTACAGATACAGAAACATATCTTAAAGTTTATCAAGATTATTTAAATGAAATGTATGCGGGAAGTTGTGGGTATACCCTTGGTGCATCAGCATTAGATACATGTGCGTGTGAAGTTTCAGCATGTCTATTATCTGCTGTTAATAATTTTTATGAACATCAAACATATTTGAGTGGTGGAATTTCAGCGAACACTTTATACACCCCTACTGATGATGTTGAGAAAGTATTCCTTAGTAATTTTTGTCAAATACCAAAAGATAATATATCTGTTCTTGAAAAGACATATAGATTGACAGAATTGTTTGACCCGGATTTAATTCCGATTGAGTTAATTCAATTCTATGCATCTAATCTTGGATATAAAGTTGGATTGAGTCGTGATAATGTTGGGTTAGATTTTTCTGCTGCTCAAACAACATCAGAAGAGTCAATAAATCAAAAGAAATATTTACGTTTCATGATTAGAAATTTACCAACATGGTACAAAATTAAAACAACAAGAAACTCAGTTAAGATGATGTTGTACTCATTTGGGTTAGTTGGTGATTTTATTTATTACTTTACAAGAAATTATAGAGACCCCGATACAGGAATTGGTTTAAATAGCTTAGAATATAATGCAACTAATGGAATCACAGTAAACACTCCAAGTGGTGGTACAGACACTTCTGGTTTTAATAACTATGTTATTAATGATAACATGACATATAGAGAACTTCAGAAATTGAAATGTGATACATCACAATGGGAAGAATTTAAGAACAATAAAAAAGCATATTTCAATATGTTGAACGATTTACAACCGACAGGAAATAATGATTGGTTATTGACTGATGTAAATCCTATATCGGTACAGGAAGATATTTCAAATATCCCGGATGCTTTCTTCTCATCACCCCATTTTAGATTGTGGTTTGATATTTTAGAAAGTTTAACAAATGGAAATTATACAACTGATTTACATAGACAGAAATTAATATCAGAATCAATAAAGGCAATCAAGCCAATCAATACAGTTTTTGAGGGTGTTACAGGTGTATTTAGAACTGTAGTTGATTTATACTACTTAGCATATCCGAGAATTAGAAAACACATTTCATTATTCTCTGATGGTTATGCGGATTGGTATATGCCTGATGTTTAAGAAAAATATAAATATAAATAGATATATAGTTAATATATTAAGGAGAAATTATTAATGGCACAATATGCAATGATTACAGAAACTGGTCTGAACGAGATAGATAATGCTCATCCATTGGGACAATATATTGAAATAGCATATTACTTACCAGTTTACGATTATAGAATAGACCCAAATATTTTACCAACAGATACTTCTATAAGTGGAACTGAAATCAGAACGTGTACAAGTTCTGCTGACACTGTACCACAAGGAGAAATTCTATGGAATGTTTCTGGAGATTCCTATACATTATCACCAGAACAATTATATTTGATACGTACAGGGGATGAACTTGTAACTACAAGTGGTACAAATAAACAGATAACTAATTTTGCACATAGAGAAGTGTTCTCTATAAATAAATTTAAAACAAGTGCTATTGGTGATTACTATACAGGTGATACAGTATCATCTCCGGGAACGGCTGGTGCATCATGGTTTATATCTAATGCAGGGTATGGTTTGTTATCAGCACCAACATCTGCCGAGGGATTTGGCCCGGAAGACCCGGACAGTCCAGCAGCGAGTTTTCTTTACAAAGGTGTAACATATCAACATGTTATTACATCTGCTAATGATAGTAGAGCTAATTTCAAAGTTACTATGAGAGCAGAACATGGACAAATCAAATTTAATAAAGTTGGTTTGTATGGTGTTAAGAGAACAGCAGATGGTGTTATTGCTACCGACCCATTTTTATTTGGACAAGTAATTATTCCTGAACCACAAATTCTTTATTCAAGAGATGTTGGTAGCACGGGTAAAGTAACGGAAATTACATTAGATTATCAAATTGAATCAAAAACACTAAGTGCTGGTTTATTTGAAGATGTATTTTATTCAACATCTGGTGACTATTGGGTAAGAACAACTAATGAAGAAAATGGCAATTATGGTCTATCATATGATGGTAGTGTATATATTTCAAATACATTAGGCATAGACGAAACAGGACAGGTGTTACCGGGTGATGACGATAGAAGTGTAGCCAAACTACTGGTTAGTACATTTGAGTACGTTAATAAGCCTGTAACGAGTGCTGAGAGAGAAATGCCTCAACTTTGCTTACAATATGTTGCAAGTCAAGGTATAGAATCAAAACGTATCAGAACAACAATGAAAACTAATGTGAGTGGTGATTGTGAATTTGATATGTATGGTGCATGTTTAAGTGCTCATCCTGATAACTATTCATTGATTCCTGCTATTGACAAAGGTTATGGTTTGGGGTTAGAAGGTAAAAGGTGGAGTCATGCATATATATCAAACACATTTGAAATGTTTAATGACTCTTGGGCTGATGTTACATCCGGTTCAAACTTTCTTGATTCATATATTAATTTTGATAGTTCAAATGCACTGGCTCATTTTGGAAGCACAAATGTTTATGTTGGCCCATACCATAACACAAAACAAATTAAATTCGATGGGTCTACATTTTTAAAAAAAATTAACAATACAAGATATATGCATGGTAATATTTCATCATATCGTGCTTCGGCAACTGGTAATGATATTATTACTGGTGTTGAAAATATATACACGCAAGAATATGATTTACTTATAAGAGGATTAAATGATATTGCATTGGTTACATTATCAGCCGGAAGTGAATCATCATTCACTGCTGAAGAAATTATTGATAAAATTTGGACAACATATACAATAACCGAAGCTGAAATTGACAGATTAAAAAAACTTATAACTGCCAATGAAATAAGTATTGATGTAATAAATGGTGATATTGCTCAGTTTACAACATCAACACCTGTTGGTTTAATACAAGAAAGAAATCAATTAACATTTGAAAATGAAAAATTAGCTTCACAAATTAAAACATTAGAAGAAAGTGGTGAGAATATTAACACATATCTTGGAGAATCTCAAGATATTCTTCTTGTTGCTGGAAGAAATATTCATACAAATGGAAATGTGATTCCGTTAAGAAATCTTGTAAATGATTTGGGTTGGTGGGATAATCAATTTGCTCATGTGTTTACAGAAAACATCACTGGGTGGAATAGGGATGATGGTAATGGTAGACAAGTGACATTCCAAGGACATATAGTTCCTGATGGTACTGGACATAAAATAAGAGAAAACAAATGGACAGGATGGGAATGGTCTGAAATTACTGCAAAGAAGTTTGGTCGAACTGATAAATATGTTGAAAAGGCATATTTAAGAAAAATATACACTCGTGATATTAGAATTGAAGAAAACGGTAGTCTTGAGTTTACTAATGGTATTAAAATGTCAAATAGTAGTATATGGGGAAATATTAACAATATAGGGACGGATACTAATCCAGTTAATATAATTTATGTTAATGATTTGGTATTGAAAAATCAATATAAAACATACACTGTTGGTGATTTATTAACACCAAAATCAACTTCTATTTATTCATCAAATTTTAAATCAGCGGGTGGGTCATTTAAATTTAAAAATGTAACAGCGAGATATAGTGCAATACAGCAGGGTGGTATTTTATATTTAACTTTTGAAAAAGACCAATCTATTGCAGATGCTTCTTCTAATTGGAATCCAAATGATATACCAGGTAAAAAAGATATGGTTACTATACCATATTCTGGAATGATGCAAATATTTGGATTTAATACTATGCAGTATGTGGATAGTACTCCTATTACATTACAACAATATGTTCATTCAAATGAAGATGGTATTGGTGGAAAAGATGAAGGTAATTTTAAATTTGCGGGTACTATATTTCAAGCCCCTGATGATATAGGATTTGTTGTGGCTGGTAAATATAGAACATTAACCAACCCAAGTGATGGTAGTTCTAAAAGGTTTTGGAAATTTTTAGCCGGTAATAAGGTTAGTATAAGGGATACCGACATCGTTCTTACATTTAAGTTTACAGGAGTATTGACTTCAGTATGGTCAGAACAATAATTTTTTATAAAAAAAGGAGATATTGAAATGGAAGTAACATTGAAAAATCGTGAATTGGTTGATTTGTTTGATGCAATGAAACAGATAAGTGAAACAGAGAAAAATAATAAATGGTTTACTTATGCGGTGACATTAAATGAGCAAAATTTAATGCCGAAAGTTATTGCTATTATAGAATGTGGTAAACCTGCAAATGAATATAAATCATTTGAGGCTGAACGAGAAAAATTAATTGATGTGTATGTTGAACGTGATGAAGATGGTAATTATGTTGTTGATGAAAGCACACAAATGATTAAGATTAAAAATGAATTTATAGTAGAAGCAAAACAAAAATTTGATGAATTGGATAAAAATAATGAAAGTATTCGTATTCAAAGACAAAATGATATAAACGAATATTATGCATTATTGGATAAAGAAACAACGGTTGATATTGAGCAAATATCATTAGATAATTTTCCTAATTATATGAATAAAATAATGATGAAATCATTACAACCATTAATAGCCAAAACAATTATAGAGGATTAATAATGGCGTACAACGCATTTCCAAATACGTTCCATAATGATAAGTGGGTATTGACATTTAGTAATTTACCTAATGTTGGTGACCTTTCTGATATGAGATATTTTCAAAGCTATATTAAAAATTTAATATTGCCGGATTATAATATGGGAGAAATAGCTGATGTTGGCCCATTTGGATTCCAAGTAAGACATCCGATTGCCGGGATGAAAAAGAATACAGAGTTAAGTCAATTACAAATTGAATTTAAATTGTCGGAAGATTTATTAAACTATATGTATTTTTTCCGTTGGATAAAGGATTTGAAATATGGTAATTTAAATGAAGGTGCGTATACTGATTTAATTAGAAAGTTTACAATCAAGAAGGCCATTCTTAGTATTTTGGATAATCAAAAGAGAACAGTTGTTAATTTATTTTTTACAGAATTATTTTTGTTAAATTTAAGTTCTCTTCAATTGACAATGGGTAGTTCAGATGAAGTTACATTTACGTGTAATTTTAGTTATGAAGAAATTGATTATGACATTAAAGACCCATCAATTGGAAGTTCTAATCCGACAACTCCGACACTTGTTAACCCATGTGGAACGAGTGCAGTACCTGCTACTTCAGCATCAACTGATTGGGAGATATAATGTATTACATAGTGCAAGTATCAGAATTAAGTGATTTCTCTAACTTGGCATCTAATAAGATTGTAGAGGAAGTTACCGAGGATGTTATTACATATGGATTAGATACAGGTACTCTATATTATTGGAGAGCGAAAAGTGTAAACAATCAAACAGGTAAGGAAAGTGTTTGGTCTGCTACATGTTGGTTTATAACTCAGTATGCTGATATTATAATAATCCAAGGAAGTCATACAGATGGTGTTGAGTTGAATAATGTTATTTACTATGAGGCTGGAGTTAATAGAGCATCAACATGTTTTGCACCGGATGGAATTATTGCTGATAAGTTATGTCGTAGCTCTTCGGCATGTTGTGGTGCTATTGCTACAGATGTTCCAGTGGGTGATGATGGGCTTGGTAGTGGTTTGTGTGGTCAGAGTTGTTCTGAATTATTATAAATATTTGAAAATTGACGGGTGAAGCTGAAAAAATTAAAAAGTTAGGAGTAAATTATGGAACTATTAAAAGTTAAATTATTAACAGATAAGAAAGTGGTGCAGGAAACAACAAACAGAATCGGAATTGCAAATAAAAGAAAACAAATTTTATATCCAAGTTGTTACATCTATGAAAAAGATGGTGAAACATATCTTGTTCATTTTAAACAATTGTTTGTTTTAAGAGATAATGGGTACAATAATGTGTGTGATGAAGATATTAAAAGAAGAAATGCTGTAGCTTTTTGTCTTAAAAATTGGGGATTAATTGATGTAGAAGATGAGGAAATTGAACCACATGATATATATGTTTTTGTTCTACCTCATAAAGAAAAACATGAATGGAAAATTTCTCATAAAGTCAACCTTTTTACTTTAAGCAGTTAAAAATTATATAAATACTTAAGTAAGGAGATGTATTTTGAAGAAAGATAAATACAATTACAGCGTGGATGATGTCGAAGATTTTGAAGAATTTGAAAAATATTTCGGCTTTAGTGACGAAGAAAATGAAGATGGTGAACCGAAAGAACTTGATTTTGGATAAAATATAAAAAATATAGGAGAATAATATGGATTTTCTAAATTATTTAAGCAATTATGAAAAAGAAAATGTAACAAGTGTAAAACAGATTGTTAAAGAAAACAAATCAAAACTTGATGTTGTTTTAAAAGAAGCATTCTATGGTAAATTTGTTTCTAAGACCGAAGCAAAATTACTTATTTCTACTGGATTTACTGATGTTAATAAAGCACCAAAATCAGTTGATGTAAAATATGTATCAGAAAACTTGGATGCCATCATTAATAAAGTTGAAAAACTTGATGAAGGGTCTATTAAAATTATAATCAATAATAATGAAAGTGATGCTAAATCTAAAGGTAAAGCTGGTGGTGGTGGTGTTCCTATTATTGTTCCTGATATTGAGTTTGAAGAATCTTGTAGTAAAATTAAAGATAAAAAGAAAATGAAATCTTCTGATTATTCTACAGAAACTAAAAAAGAATCAACTGACAAAGAAGTTCTTGACGAAACAGATGATGATGATGATGATTTGACTGGTATCGATAAAGATAAAAAGAAAAAGAAATTACCTAAAGGTAAACTTCCAAAAGACTTTAAAGCTATCGATGAAAAAGATGAAGAAGAAGAACTTGACGAAAAGAAAAAAGAAAAAGCTACTACATTATCTTATACTGAGTTTTGGAATAAAGCAGAGGCTAAACCTGACAAAGAAGATAAAGACGGTAAGAAAATCGTTGGTGAATCTGTAGAACTTGACGAAAAGATAAAACCAAAAGATATGAGTCAGGAAGAATGGGATGCACATTTAGAGGATGAAAAGGATGCCAAGAAAGAAGATGCACCCGAAACGGAATTAGATGAAGAAGATGATAAAGAAGAGTCTGGAGATGAAGAAGAAAAAGAAGATGACGATTCTGAGGGTGAAGATTCGGATGAGGAAGAACTTGATGTTAAATGGTCTGATATAGAAGACCATCTTGCAAGTATCGATGACAAACTTGACACATTGGTTGGTGATAAAGAGGGAGAAGATGGTGATGCTGAATACGGTGATGTTGAGCCGGGTGATGTTGAAGCTGACCTTGAAGCTGATGCTGAAGAAATAGTTGTAGATGATGTGGAACTTGAGGAAGAAGATGGTGAAGAAAAAGAAATCGAACTTGAACTTGGTGATGATGAAATCGAGTTAAAAGTTGGTGATAAAGAAGTAGAAATTTCACTTGATGATGAAGAGGAAGAGGAAGAGCTTGACGAAGGAAAAATTAAAAAAATTAAGGATGATGAATTTGGTGGATATAAATATAAAATTTCTCATGAGTTTGAATCTATGGAAGATTTAATTAATTTAATGGATGATGAAGAAATAAAAAATCTGTTATATTCAATTGATAGTGGTGATTCAGTTGAAAGTAAAAACGGAGAAAATGCGTTTGCTGGTGCGGATATTTTCGATTTTTTGCCTGAAAATATAGACGAATCGGACGTTGCAAAACATGGTTCAGAATATATAAACTATTTAATGGGAGATGAATAATGGAACTATTAAGGGATAGACAAGTATACAAAGGTAGTATGGTTGATGATGCTAATACATATTACAATGAAAATGTTAATGGCATCTACAAAGACTCATCTTCTAAAAAGATTGACGAAAGCAAGATGACAGAAAAAGGTAAAGAGTGGTTGTATCTTGAAGAAAAGGCAAAACCTATTGTTGAGGCAAAAACTGAAAAGGTTGTTGTTAAAAAAATGGAATACAAAGCCAAAGTATTTGATGATAAAGATGTCGCTAATAAGTGGATGGAAAAAAATAAAGGTTGGGGTGTTATCAAAACAGAGAAAGGCAAAGTATATGTTGCTAAAAATGATGACAAAGGTAAGAAGATTGATGAATCATTAAATCTTTCTGAAAACATTAAGAGTGCATCACAATGGTTATAAAATAGTATTTTGTTATAAGTATAAATAAAGGGGAAGAGTCAATCTTCCCTTTTTGATTTTTGAACGGAGTATAAATGATAACTACAAAAGAAAATGATGTAATCGCAATGACAGAAGAATTTTGGTTTGGTCAAGATAAACCACTTGTGTCATGTCTAATGTTGACATACAATAGATTTGGCCCATTTAAAAAAGCACTTGAGTGTTTCCTTAAACAAATATATACCAATAAGCAATTAATAATTGTCAATTCTGGTAATAAAAGTTATAACAAAAAAGTACATAAACTTGTGACAAGATGTATGTCAGTTTGTAAAATAAAATATATACCACATGCTCCTGTGATGTCCATCGGTGAATTAAGAAATTTTGCATTGAAATATTGTGATGGTGAATACGTGATATGTTTTGATGATGATGATATTCATCACCCAATGAGAATAGCACGTCAAATTGATTTGTGTTTAAAATCAAACATCCAAGGAACAATACTTAAGAATTTTACAGCAAAAATTGGATGGAAAGAACACAAATGTTCTATACTTCATGGGCTTGAGGGTTCACTACTATTCAAGAATCCAAAAGGTAAGATTCAGTACACTGATATGAATCAAGGTGAGGACACCGATTTTATAAAAAAATTAAGAGATAATGAGTACAATATTGCTGTGATTGATGAAGATTTTGACACGTATAAATATATACATCACAGAACAAATACCGTGAGCAAAAAACACTTCAAAAATATGATTGAATTAAATGTTCCTGTACGAAGATAATTATTGACTTTTGAATAAGAATTTATTATATTGTTATAGTATATTATTAGCATATTGAATGGAGGTAAAATTGAAAAAGATTGTAGTTTACACAGCGATTTTTGGGGCATATGATTCCCAATTAGTTGAGGTTGAATTTGACCGTGAAAAATTTGACTTTATTTGTTTTACAAACCAGAAGAGATTGAAGTCTAATAGTTGGGATATTAGAGTTGTTGAAGACCCTGTACCCAATGATAATCCCCGCAGTTCTTACTACTTTAAAACTAATCCTCATGATGTGTGGGAAGACCAATATGACATGTCTATTTGGATGGATTCATCTTGTAACAGAATAGATACATATAAGTTATATGAGATGGTTGAAAAATTTGATAAATTAGGCACTGCCCTTTACATCGAGAAACATCCCGGAAGAACATGTATCTATAAAGAACTCGAAGCAAACATTCATTTCAAAAAAGATGATGAAGCTGCTATGAGAGCACATGTTGAATCATATCGTAAAGAGGGTATGCCTAAAGATTTTGGTATGGTTGAAACTGGTTTACAACTTCGTAAACATAATGCACCGGACGTTATTGAATTTCAAGAAATGCTTTGGGATGAGATGATGACCAAGACTCGTAGAGACCAATTATCATGGACATATTGTCAATGGAAATTGGGGTTTACTAATTTTTCTTTCTTTACGTTTCAAGAAAAGATTGATGTGCTTTGGTTCCAAGACCATCCACATAAAGTTAATCACACAGAAAAGGTTTTATTAATTGGGCCTTGGTATGGAGAGGAAAAGTACGAGCAACAATGGTCTGATTATGCAAATGGCTTTGTTGGTATGTCTCCGTTTGATACAGTCATCGTGGGATGTAGACCGGGAAGAAAAGATATTTATAAAGACATTGGGCCGGATAGATTTCTTTATGCAGACCCTGAAGGTGAAAAGAAATTAAATTTACTTAATGGTAGCCTTCCAAGATTTAATGTTAAGTCAACAGGTGAAAAAGAAATCACACAATTAAATCCTAAAGATGAACTTTTTAATAGATTTAAATTGTATGGTGGTTCTGTTCATTTTAAAATTCATATCATTGGATGGAAAGCTGGAAGATATATTGAGAGGGCATTGAAATCTTTACTTAGCCAGAATCATAAAAATTGGCAAGCACAGATTGTATTAGACCCGGATGATACAAATGAAACATATGAAATTGCAAAACAATATGAATCAGATAAGATAAAGGTTCATCTTAACAAAGAGAGACAAGGTCCAACTCAGAACCACATTGACTGTGTTGCAATGATGAAACCTAATGATGATGATGTCTGTGTTACATTAGATGCAGATGATTGGTTTGCACATGATTACGCATTGACAGTAATAGAAAATGAATATTTAAAAGACCCGAAAACATTAATCACACACGGTAGTTGGATTGACTATCCGAAACCGGGTTCATTACAACCGAACAATTCACAACCATATTCACCAACTGAATTTGATAATATAAGAAAAACAATTTTCAAAGCCTCTCATGTTAGAACAGTAAAGTATAAAATTTGGAAACATATCACAAAAGATTATTTAACACACTCAGAAACTGGTAAATATTATGATAGTTGTGGTGATGTTGCTATTATGTTTACGGCATTAGAGATGGCGGGTTATGATAGAGTTAAATTTATTCCTGACATTCTTTATGTTTACAATAGAGAAACTGGTATGAATGAAGATAAGGTATCCCAATCACAACAGTCTAATATGATGGATATCATGAATAAGAAACCACACACATTATATAAAGAAACAGTTGATGATGGAATTGATTCTATTGTGTTTAGTAAAGACCGTGCATGTCAGCTTGATGCATTTTTAAGAAGTATGAAAGAACACCATAATAATTTAGATGAATGTAGTGTAACAATTCTTTATACATATTCTAATGATGAATTTAAAAGTGGGTATGATTTACTTATTAAAAAATTCCCTGAGTTTTCATTTGTAAAAGAAGACAATTTTAAAAGTGATTTGATAAATATATTTGCCAACGGTGTTCATGAGTATGTTCAATTTTTTGTTGATGATAATGTATGGAAAAATGATTTTAGTTTTGATGATGTTGAATTCGATATGTTTAAAATGAATGATAATATATTATCATTATCATTAAGACTGTATAAGGGAATAACATATTGTCATCCAATGAATAAAGAAACAACACCACCATCGAATTTAAATAGCTTGAATAAATATAATATAAATGTGTGGGATTGGAATGGTGCAGATGGGGATTGGGGTTATCCAATGTCAGTTGATGGTAATATTTTTAGAAAGAAAAATATTGAATTATATGTAAATAGTTTTATGTATAATAATCCAAATACATTTGAAGCTACTATGGCTTCAAGTCCTCCGGTAACATTTTCAAAGATGATTTGTTATTCTGATTCAAAGATTTTAAATATCCCAATGAATAGAGTTCAAAACACATTTCAAAATCCGTGTGGTGATGTTGATACAAAGATGTTGAATGATAAATTACTGTCTGGTGAAGTTATAAATATTAGTAAAGTTGATGGTTTTCAAAACTCAGCATGTCATCAAGAAATTGAATTGGACTTTATGAAAAATGTTAAATTAGTTATTAGACAGCCTTGGGGTGGTCTTGGAGATAATCTTCAGTTCTCAACTCTACCGGAAATGTTTTATAAAAAATATGGTATGAAGTGTGTATATATTCATAATGATAATGCATATAGAAATCCTGAGATTAAACAATTGGTTTGGGATATGAATCCATACATTGCCGGATTTACTTCTGATAACGATGGTGTGATTGACCTTAAAGCTGATAATGACCTTGATGGATTTTGGACGGAGAAAATTGAATCTCATTATGGAGTAGAGCCAACAAACAAATCACCTAAGATTTATTATGAATATGATGAATCAAAGAAAGAACAATTTAAAGATAAAGTGGTTATTGATGTTTCATTTGATTCTCGTAATAGTTCAATGACATCTGATACAGTTCGCAATAACATATTAAAATTTTTCTCAGAATTTAAAACAGACAAAGAAGTGTATTTAATTAAATTTGGTGAACAGGTTTCTTATTCTGAATTTGATATTATAAGTCATATTAATTGTCCTAATGTCAAAGAGTATAAAGTAAAAGATATATATGATTATTGTGATTTGATGAAGTACTGTGATACACTGATTTGTACATTCTCTGGACAAGCGGTACTTGCATCTGCTGTTAAAGGTGATAGTGAGACACCAAGGATTGTTACGTTCCCACGGGATGATTGTTATAATGGTAAATTGTACATTTTTAATAATGCCGAATATATAGTTTAACGAGAGGTGTAATGGATTTATTAGGTTATAAAGGCAGAACATACCCCAAGTTTCAAGAACAGGGGTATGCTTCACAGTTCGCAATTCCCTTTGCAAAGCACTTTTGTAAAGGTATTGGGTATGACATAGGTTGTCATAAAATAGAATGGTCATTTCCGGGGTCAATTCCTGTAGATTTAATTTTGGATAATAATGAATATGATGCATTTAATTTGCCGGAAGAGCAGGTAGATTATATTTATTCAAGCCATTGTCTTGAACATTTGGATTCATGGGTTAATGCTATTGACTATTGGAAAACTAAATTAAAAGATGGTGGTATTTTGTTTCTTTATCTTCCACATTATAATCAAGAATATTGGAGACCGTGGAATAATAAAAAACATAAACATGTAATGACATCGGAAGGTGTTGTTGATTTTATAATAGACAGAAGATTTATTCACACATTTAATAGTGAACGGGATTTAAATGATTCGTTTATGGTTGTATGTGAAAGGAGTTATGAAAATGAGTATTGATATTTTTATTACGTGTGCAAAAAAAGATTACATTAAATTACCATATTGTATTGCTTCAATTGAAAGAAACATAGCTGATATTGATGAAATTCATATTGCATCACCCACTGAAATTAAAATCGATGGTGTGATTTGGCATAATGAAAATGATATTTTGCATGTTGATAAAACAAAAATAAAACACAGACCAAATTGGGTGTTTCAACAATTGATAAAATTATTTCAAACCGTAACTAAAAACGATTTCTATTTGACTATTGATTCTGATACTATAATTAATAGACCATTGAAATTGTTTACTGATGAAGGTAAGCCAATTTTATATGCCGGGATTCAACAATACCATGCCCCATATTTTAAATTTATGAAAGAAGTTTTTAATTTGGATAAAGTTATCAAAGAATCTTTTATTACAGATATGAATTTTTTTAATAGAAATATAATAAATGAAATGCTCGTTAATAACAATTATACAGTTGAATCATTTTTAGAAAAATTATATGAAGTAACAAAACCAAGCGAATGTTATATTGGTGAGCCGGAACTGTATGGTAATTATGTTGTGGAACATCATATGGATATGTATACGATTAGACAATTGAAAATGAAAATGTCTGGTAAAGAAATTAATAATGCTAATGATGTAGTTTGGTGTAATCAAGAAATTGAAACTGGTATTAAAGTTATGAAAAATCTTGATTATGATACATTCTCTATGCACTCATGGGTATTGGGGGATTAAATGAATTTAGTTTTAATACACATTGGTGATACGTTGCCTTCGTATGTTAGTGATACAATAGAACAGGCAAGAAAGTTTTATGATGGTGATTTGTATTTTGTAAAATCTAAAGATTGTAAAATTTCACATTGGGATAATATCATAGAGATTGATTATGAATCATTACTTGACCATCCGAGAGTAAAACAGTTTAAAGATATTTCTACACTAAAAGGTTTTTGGGGTGTGACGTGTGAACGATTTATTATATTAGAAGCCTTGATGGAAAAATTAAATTTGGATACAGTTTTTCATATTGAAAATGATGTTACTATTTACAATGACCCGAATAATTTGTTGCCATATGTTTCATCATTTTGTAAAGACGCGGTTGTTGTGAATCCTACTGGCCCTGAGATATCAACCGGGGCATTTGTATACGTTGATAATTTGAAAGCAATATCATTTGTAAATGAAAAATTTATTGAATTATTAAAAAACCCACAAGGGATATTAAATCGTTTGACTGAAAAGTTTATAAGTGAAATGAAATTATTAAATATTCTTCAAACGGATTATCCAGATAAAGTAAAACATTTTCCTATATTACCACACACAGATGATTACATTGATTTGATTTTTGATTGTGCAACATGGGGTCAATTACTTGGTGGAACACCTAATGGTGAGGTTGGTGCAGACCAACTTCAACATCATTGGATTGGTAAAGAAATGTACCCTGAAAGAAAATATAAATACTTGTGGGAAAATGATGAGAAAGGAAGACGTTGTATTTTTATTGTTGATAAATCGGGAAATAAATATAAGTTAAATAATTTACACGTTCATAGTAAACGTGTGAGGGAGTTTATGTAAGGTGAATAGCATATGTTTGATTAATCCTCCATCACCATTTTTAATTGATGAGAAGGTATTTGTTTCAATTGGTATTTTAAGAGTAGCAACGTCATTAATAGACCATTTGTATAATGCTGATATTTTAGATTTAGCGGGTATTAAAGATTGGAAAGATAAAATTGATAATATTATTTATAAATATGATATTGTTGGTATTTCATCAACTACTCCACAAATTCCTATAGTGACAAAGATTGCCGAATATATTAAATCCAAACATAATAAACAAGTTGTGTTAGGTGGCCCACATGCAACGGTTGTTCTTGGTGCATATAAAGAGAATCCGACAGGACGTGCGTTATTAGAACTCGATAGATTACAGAGGATATTCGATTATATAGTTTGTGGTGATGGTGAATTCGTAATTTTAGATATAATGAGAGGACACAAGACAGGGATATTGGATAGTGAAACTAATCCTGATTGGTACTTGACAAATGAAAAATATGATTCATTATCGGTTCCTATTCGTAGTTTAATTGATATAGATTCATATCATTATAAAATTGATGGCGTTAAATCTACTAATTTGATATGTCAAATGGGATGCCCGTTTGGATGTAATTTTTGTGGTGGAAGAAAATCTAAAACATTTAGACAAATAAGAACACGAAGTATTCCATTAGTTATTAAAGAAATAGATTATCTCTACCGTGGTTGGGGGTATACAGGATTTATGTTTTATGATGATGAATTGAATGTTAATGGAAAATTATTTCTTAATTTTTTAGATGAATTGATTAAATATCAAAATAACAACAATGTTAATTTTAATTTAAGAGGATTCACACGTGCGGATTTATTGACACAAGAGCAAGCAGATAAAATGTATGAAGCAGGGTTTAAATGGCTTCTTACTGGTTTTGAATCCGGTTCAGATAGAATGTTGTTAAATATGAATAAGAGAAATACCGTTGAAGATAATACAAATGCTTGTATGACTGCCAGATTTGCAGGACTTAAAGTAAAGGCATTGATGTCTATTGGTCACCCGGGTGAGTCAAGTGAAACAATAAAAGAAACTAAAGATTGGGTTAAGATGGTTAAACCAGATGATGTTGATGTTACAATAATATCAACATATCCCGGTACACCATATTATGATGATGTAACATGGGATGAAAATAAAAAGGTATGGAAATATATTAGTCCTAAAACTGGAGATATTTTGTATTCTTTGGATGTAAATTATACAAAGGATTCTGTATTCTATAAGAGTGACCCGGACAGTTATGAATCTTTTGTCTTTACTGATAATTTGTCATGTCAAGATTTAGTTGACGAAAGAAGGCAGTTGGAGAGGGAATTAAAATGAATAAAGATTGGGTAAAGTCATTTAGTCGAGATGATTTTGTTGATGGAGATGGGTTTGAAAATATTGCAAAAGACTTAGGAATAACATACACAGAAAGTCATAATTTAAAACATGTAATAGATAATGAAATTATTTTATCTCATAATGGGGATGCATGTGTATTGCCAGAGGGTGTTAATATAATAAGAACAGGCGAATCAAGAGTTGGTATTGATTTTAATTGGTTAAATATTCCTGAAAAATTAAAAGTATTATTCTCATTAAATGTTGACGTTAAGGATGATAGAATATATTATTTGCCAGTTGGGTTAGAAAGAAAACGGTGGAATCCCCAACAGAAAAAGCAGGAAAATTTATTCAATATGATGAATACAGATATCGAACCATCTAAATTGGTTTATTTGAATATAGCAGCGGGGACAAATATACAATCAAGACCTAAATTAATTGAAGTAATGAAAGATAAATCTTGGTGTACAAATGATAATCGTGGTAATGGTTCTGATTATATGAATTTTATAACTAATATAAAAGAACACAAATTTGTATTTTCACCTGATGGTAATTCATTAGAAGGTCATAGAACATGGGAAACATTATATTTGGGTAGAATACCAATCATAGAACGTCATGTGTTTACGGAATATTTTGCTGAACGCTTACCGTTACTTATTGTTGATAATTGGGAAGATGTTACTGAAGAATTTCTTAATGATAAATATAATGAAATGATAAATAAAGAGTGGGATTGGGATTTGTTAAAAAATTCATATTGGAAAACATATATAAGCGGAGTTATTGATAATGTTAAACAAAAATAGTATTGACGAAATTTATAAAAAACTCGATATTCCTAAATATGATAAACCACTATTAGAATATAATAATGGTAATTGGAAATGGGAGAATAAAGATTTCTCAAGAGTACCAACTTTAATTGAATTTAGAAAAATGGTTGATGAATTAAAATTATCATCTGAAAAAATGTTAGTTATAAATGGTACAGGAGACCCCGAATTAGAATTCATTCCAACTAAAGAAGTTAAACATGGTGTTTATATTCATGAACCGGAATTGTATGATTTGCATACAATGGATTTGGATGAAAAGGATTATGATTTTTTAATGTGTAATCAAACATTAGAACATGTTTATAATCCTTTTGTTGCATTAAAAACTATGAATAAACATTTGAGGATGGGTGGCTATTGCTACATTACAGTTCCTTGTAATAATATTCCTCATGATACACCGATGCATTTTTATACAGGATTTACAGCCGTTGGATTAGGAACCTTTTTTGTTGAAGGAGGATTTGAAATTATTAAGTTAGGACAATGGGGAAATTATAAGGCAGTTGAAACTATGTTTACAGATGATTGGGCAGACTATAGAAAATCAAGTTGGAATAATGAAGAGAAATGTCCCATAACAAGTTGGTGTTTAGGAAGAAAAATTGAGGAGGTATAATGGATTACAGGTGGTCAACATTTAGTCAAGATGATTTTATTGACGGTGATGGATTTGAAAATATTGCAAAGGAATTAGGAATTACATATTGTGAAGGTAGAGATATTAATGCTATAGATAACGAATATGTTTTATATCATAATGGTGATGCTTGTGTCTTACCTGTTGGTGTTGATAGAAGACCACTTGGTGAGCATCGAGGATATGATTTATTTTGGGAAAATATACCGGATAAATTAAAATTATTCTTTTCACAAAATGTTGATGTTGACGATGACCGTATTGTGTGTTTACCTATCGGACTTGAAAGAAGCAGGTGGAAACAAATGTTTCGTGTTGATAAACATGAACGATTACTTAATATGATGACACAAGATGTTGAAAAAAGTGGATTAGTTTATTTAAATGTCAACCCAACTACAAATCGTATATCAAGACCTAAATTAATTGAAATAATGAAAGATAAACCTTGGTGTACAAACGAACTTCGCCCGAATGGGTTTGAATATGATAACTATCTACATCAAATGAAATCACATAAATTTGTTTTCTGTCCAGATGGTAATGGAATAGATTGTCATAGAACATGGGAAGCACTTTATGTTGGTTCATATCCTATTGTAGAACGTCACGTGTATGCAGAAAAATTTGCAAAGTATCTTCCAATATTGGTAGTTGATAATTGGGACGATGTTACTGAAGAACTTCTTAATAAAACATATGGGGAGTTTTATAATACTTGGTGGGATTGGAATATGTTATCGATGTCTTATTGGAAAAAGTTTATTACAGAAAAGGTGGAAGGTAATGATACGAACTAATTATATTGGTAGAGTTGGAAACAATATGTTTCAGTATGTATTCAATAGAATGCTTGCTGAACGATGTAATCTTTACTTTGAAGAAACTATAACACATCCATATTGGAAAGATTGTTCATCTAAAAATTTTCCTATTGAAGTTATTCCGTATAATAATGATGGAAAAGTTAAATTGAAACATGAAGATATGGTACAGACTGCCGGATATTATCAAGACCCCCGAATATATGATGCAAATACAAAACTAATACGGTCGTTTTTTAAATATGATATAAATAAAAGAAATCACCAATCAGTAACAGCGCACATTAGATTAAAAGATTATTATGAATTTGGTAAAGAGGGTGTTGTGATACACCCGGAGTGGTACACTAAGATTTTTAAAATGTTGGGTTGTGATGCTGACTATGTAACATTGTATATTGTTTCCGATAATATCAATGATGCATATATGGATAATTTTAAAGAGTTTAATCCTAAATTTATATCTGGAACACCAAAAGAAGATTTTCAATTTATTATGAATTCAGATATAACTGTTGTTGGGAATAGTTCTTTTTCTTGGTGGGCATCATGGCTTAGTGATGCATCACAGATATATACATTCAAGCCTTGGATATATAGAGATGATAATAGAGAATATAATCTGTCTCGTATGGATAGGGCAATAAGAGTCGATGGAAAATTTTTATAAAGGAGTTAATGTTGTGAGAGAACAAGTTGAGGTAAATTTTAATAGAAGTCATCAGTTAGGACAAATGGGTGCCGATGAACGTGAGGCAATGTATAATCTTGTTATGGGGGTTAATCCAAAACATATATTTGAAATTGGTACATGGATGGGTGGTGGTAGTACATACATACTTGCATCAGCACTTTACAATTTGGATTGTGGTGGTAAATTACATACGGTTGAATCACATAAAGGTGCATTTAATCACGCAATACGTTTTTATGGTACATATGCCGATTTAATGCCGTTGGAACCATATGTTGATTTTAATTTAGGAAGTAGTACTGACATTTATGGTAAGATGTTAAAGGATTATGAATCAATTGAGATGGTTCTTTTTGATGGTGCTGATGATGACCAGAGTACATTAGATGAATGGAATTTATTTAAAGATAAATTTAAAACTGGTACTATTGTTTTATGTCATGATTGGAAGACTAAAAAGGCTGATTTCATCAAGGATTTTTTATTAAATGAAGATGAATGGCAAAATATATTCATTATGGATACACAAACTGGTTTTGCTGCATTTAAAAAGAAATAACAGATTGATAGAAAATACATAAATACTATTATATGTCAATTATGTAGTATTTAAATATTTCATCAGGGGGAGGATTTGTAATGGACGCAACGATGATTTTTATTATTTGCACTATTATTACAGTGGTAGTATCTATTGTGGTGAGAGTAGTGTGGGATTGGGCTGGTAATAAAAATGGGAAGAAAGAAATTGACCAACTTAAAAAAGATGTGCATGATAAAATTACAGAAAAATTTTCTATGGTGGAAAAAGTAAATGTTAATATTGAAAAACAACGAGAAGAATTTTCAGAATTAAAAGGTCTGATATTAACTTCTTATGTTAAAAAAGAGGAATTTGAAAAACACTTAGCACGATTTGAAACTGTCAGGGATAAGACACTTAGTAATGACAATACGATAACTATGATTAATGAGACCGTTCGCCAAAATGTGCAGAGAATGACACAGTTAGAAAACAGTTAATCGGAGATGTAAAATGAAAGTTCTTATTGTAGAGGATAGTTTAGGGTTAGTTAATGTTTACGAACATTTAATCGAAAATATTATTAATAAAATCACACCCGAAGAAGATTTACAAATTATATCAATAGTAAATTATAATGAATTTATTTATTTTAAAAATGTAGATTTTGATTTAGTTATACTGGATTGGAATATTATTGGTGGCACGTCAAGACAAATAATTGAAGAGGGATACACCAACATGAAGTGTGTTATTTTCATTACTGGGTATGCAAACAATAAACAAGTTCAAATGATGTCAGAGAAATTTTCTATTCCAATTATATCAAAACCAACCACAGAATTTGAGATTTCATCAATGTTAGAAAAGGCAGTGGTGTCAATTCATTCTAATTTACCATATGCTATTGCATAAATTTAAGAGGTAATAATATGGGTTTTTTAAATGAGTATTATGGTGACACGTGGAGAGATAAAATAGTAACTCACAGAACACCAACTGGTAGAACGTCAAGGGTGAAAGTTAGAAGTCTTCCTCCAGATGAACAGCTTAAGTATAATCCAAATAGATTTAAAAGAACTAAATCTGATACCAAAATGACAAAAGATGATTATGATAAAATTAAATCTTCTGATGATAAAATCAGAACGGTGGATTTTTATATGGCATCACGGGATTTAGATGTTGTTGAAGATGTTAGAAATAATATTAAAGAAGGTAAATTGATAATGGCAACAACAGATAGTAAAAATGTTATTGATTTATTCAATGATGATTTGGATGTTGTTAAGATGTTAAATGTTCCAGTAACGGCAATCAAAAAATATCTGGATGTTGATATTGAAGATGTTGAATCTATAAGTGATTTGGAATTTAAAGATGCTGGAACTGAGGATGAAGAAAAGTTATATGAACTTAGTACGTTTTCAGATGCAACAATATTCCTTATTGACTTATATCCATATGTAAAGGATATCGAAATCAAATTAGATAAACATGATGACGAAGAAGATAACTTTGATGAATTGAAAGCTGAAGGTAACGGTATGTTCAAAGGATTTTATATGAATGAAGATGCCGGAAGACTCATAACAGAGATGCCTCATCTTGTAATTGGTGATAACACATATGATTTTTATATGGAAAAAGATGGTTGGGTTGATAGATTAGTAAATATAATTAAAACCGGAAATCATAGTATTCATGATATATTAGAACCATTTTACGGTATTTATAAGGGATTTTTCCTAAAGAGATTTGAAAATTTGGAATCATGGGAACAAGATAAGTTGAAAAAGTACACACCACTCGAATTCAGATTAATCATGGGGATATAAATGAACTCATTTACAACACATTATTTTAATGAAGACTTGATAAGTGAGATGCTTATCAAAGGAAAAAGAAAAGAAGATGGTCAACAAGAGATTATGGCATTCAATAAATGGATTTATTTTCTTGATGATGAACACCCACAATGGGAAGAAATGAAAAAAGAGATTGTTGATGCTTTAGAATTGGAAGAATATGATTATGAAGATGAAGATGCATATGAATTCAAAGCAAATATTAGTGAACGTGTGCCAGATATTTTAATAGGTAACATAGATGGTAATGATTTAAATATTGAAACACGTGGTTCATTTAAACTTGACCCACAATCTTCTATTCTTGTAAAGAAAGTTGTTAATCAATTAGGAATTGACAACGTAGAATATATGTCGGGTGACGGTGAGTCTGAAAATGTTTCCAAATGGGATGTTAAAGGTGAGATTCCAGATGTTGCATATCATGGAACAACAACTGAATATTTTGATGAAATAGTAAAACTTGGTATACGTCCGGGAAGTAAAGAATCTAATTGGATTAAACAACGTATTAGTCATCCAGATAAAGTATTCTTTGCAACTAATTTTGATGAAGCAATGAACCATGCTATTATGACTGCAAATAAACAGGGTGGGTATCCACTGGTTATTGAGTTTAAGATTCCTAATAAAGATGCAATTATTCCTGATTATGATGTTGAAGTTCAAACTGGAGAGAAGGGTGATGATGTATTGATTAATTTATATTATGATTACATTAATAAAAGATATGATGATGGTGTTAAAACTCATAAGAACAAACCAATGTCTGTAAGTAAAGAGTTTGGTGTATATGGATACATGGGTAACATAATGCCTAAGAATATACAATCAGTTTGGGTTGCAATGGAAGAACCATCAGAAGTATATAACAAAAGTCAATTTACAGAATACGATGGCTCTGACATAGATGAACTAAAACGAGAATTAAATCCAGAAGACTATTGGGAAGATGAAGATGAAGATGAAGAATAATGAGATTTTTTATACAATTTGTGACTTAAATTTTAATAATAGTGTCTATAGTTAGGAGTGTATAATGTCAATTTTCAATGTGCTTAATTTATTATTAGAAACATCAGAAATTAAAGGTTATGATTTAAAAAAATATTATGATGATTTTAATAAAAAATATTTTGATGATGAATTACCAGAGATTCCCCTTGTATATGTTAATAGTAGAAAATCTGGTGGTTGGGTTGATGCCACTATAAATAGAAAGACAGATGAAATAACAATAAAAAGATTAGCAATATCAAAATATTTTAAACGTGATGAAGATAATTTCATTCAAATAATGCTTCACGAAATGATACATGTGTATTTATTTCATAAACATATAGTTGAACGAGAACAGCATGGGGTTGAGTTTAAAAGAAAATCCCGTGACATTGAAAAACGCAGTGGAGTGAAAATACCAGAAAGTGATAGTATTGCGTCTGTTGTATCCGATGATGTCAAGTCAAAAGAATTCGATGTTATTTTTATTGACACTAAAAAATTAGAAAATAAATATAGTATTGGTGTATTTAAATCTGGATTTTTTGATAAGTTATTTAAATCAGGTGAACATAGTCTTGAAAGATTAAAACGTAGATATGAATATCCAATTTTTATACTAAAATCTGATGACAGAGTATTATTAAAATACCCAACTCAACGAAGTAAAAATAAAATTTCTTTTTATCATATGAATAATGAAGATGCTGAAAGAATAATTGATAATTATAAAAATAGTTAATGTATCAAAAATGATACATTAACGGTCAAAAAGGTGTGTAATGTATTAAAAATGATACATTACACACCTTTTTTATTTTTATCTTGACATCCCAAATGGCATGATATATTATTTGTGTATCAAAAAACAAAGGAGTTACATAATGAAATTGAATGATTGGGAACGGAAAATACAAGATAACAAAGAATTGTCTGTTGCTATTGAAATTATAGAAATTATAGTGGATATCGGTTATGATGCATATATTGTGGGTGGTTTCGTTAGAGATTTGATGCTTGATATTGAATCTGCTGATATAGATATTTCTTCAAATGTGACTGAATTGAAATTGTCTGAATTTTTTGATATAATAGATATAGGGCAGTCAAAAAAATTTGGCGTATTTGTTATTAAATATAAGGGATTTGTATTTGAGATTGCACAATATCGTTCTGACGTTTATGACGAGATTGCAGGTAAAGGTGCAGATAAAGTGAAATTGGTACAAACTTTTAAAGATGATGCAGCAAGGCGCGATTTAACAATAAATTCTTTTGGGTTGGACTACAAAGGTAATGTTGTTGATTATTTTGGTGGTTTGTATGACATTGAACATAAAATTATCAACACGGTCGGTAGTGCATATGATAGATTTGAAGAGGATTATATTAGAATGCTTAGATGTTTGAGATTTTCAGTTAAACTTGGATTTAGAATACATGATGGAGTTTTTGAAGCAATAAAGGATAATGCTCATAACATAGTTAATGTTGCACCAGAAAGAATATTAAAAGAACTTAACAAAATGGCATCACTATCCGGTAGTAAATTTGCAGATGCAATAGAGTTATTGGATGAATCTGGGTTATTGTTATATATATTACCAGAAGTTATTTGGATGAAGCCATTGAAACACAACCTAAAATTTCATCCAGAAGGTGGGTCAACGGTATATGGTCATATAATCGAGGCATTAAGATGTAACAATATTCCAAATAAATTGATAAATTGGGCAATACTATTTCATGACATTGGAAAATTAACGTCATACACTAAAGATGGTAATGGTCATCATTATTATAAACACCATTTGGAAGCCGGTGATATAATTGATAGTATTACACATAGACTTAAATTTGATAATGTTACAAGAGATGTGTGTAAATTTGTAGGATTGAATCATATGGTGCTTCATGATTTTTTAAAAGTAAAGAAGAGTGTTGCTATGAGATTGATTGATGATAACAATTGGGATGTGTTGTTACAAGCGTCATATTGTGACTCTAAGTGCCGTGGAGATGACCTTTTTAGTTATGATGAGTGGCAGAGGATATTAGACCGTGTAGAAAGCCTTAGAGAGTGGTTTAAAGGCAAGCAAGCTACTGATGCTATACGTAAGGTAGTTAATGGTCAAATGGTCATGAGAGTACGTCCTGACGTTAAACCATCACCTGAGATGGGTAGAATCATAGAAGCTACTGTAGAATGGGTAATGGATAATGAAATTGATATAGAGGATATACAATCGATAGAAGAGATAATGAGAACGGTTTAGTTGTATAATTCCTTAATAATCTTTAGGATGCCTGTATTTTTTGATACAGGCATTTTTAATTTATATAAATAATAACATAAGGGGTTTATATGATATGTTTTGAAGTGATGACAAACCTTGAGCTTTTGGTTGATAAATGGAAAAGCATCGGTGTTGAATTAAGAATCATTGAATATGAAGACCATTACTATTTGGCAAAGATTGTAGTACCAGAAGAAAAAAGAAATCAAGGTATAGGTACACAGATATTGAAAGAACTCAAAGAGTATGCTGGTGAGAAGGAACTAAACCGTTCTCATTATCTCTTCTTATTGTATACCGACAATAGGTTATGGTGCATCATCAAAAAGAAGATTAAAGAATTTTTATAAAAAGAATAATATATTTATAGAATAAAATGAGGATTATATAATGTCAATCTTAAATGAAATCAACTCACAGTTATATGAAGCAATCAAAAAAGTTAAAGTTTTAGAAAGTGAAGACCTCGCCAAATCATGTTTTGGATTAGTAAAGTATAATAATGGACTTTACAAATCAGACAAACAAAAATGGTTCATAGAAAATAAAATCAAAGCTGGAAAAGAAATTGAACAAAATGTTCCTGATGCCACTGTTGGTGTTGTTAAAACTGATTTCAATAGCACATATGGTATTGTATGGAAATATGTTTTAGATGGTAAAGGTGTTGTTCAACAATTAAAATTAAAGTGGAAATTGGAAAGAGGTAAATCAAAAGAACAGATTGATAGAGATTATAGGGGTATGACTTTTAAACAGCGTGAACAAAGTGCAGGTTTACAGGGTGAAGAAATGCAGGATAAATGGGTGTTCCAAGGAACTACGGTTGTTTGGGAAAGAGAGGATGTGTAAATGTCAATGTCAATCTTAAATGAAGTAGAACAAGTTATAGATGAAAGTAGAATTCCAAAAACATTAGTAGTGGTTGACATTCAACCATCATACGAAGATTATGTTCGGTATATGCTTGATGATTTTATTGAACACCTAAATGAAAATGAATACAACAAGATTGTATATCTATTCAATGGCCCGGATTTAGGAATGGAAGGCTTCGATGAGATTTACGAATGGCTACTTGATAATGGATTGGATGAGGCAGTTCACATTGACCAAACATTCGAAAAGAATTATGCTTTCTTCAGAGATGTTATGGATGAAGGTATTCTTGATGATGATGAGATGATTGAACTTGGAAAATACATGATTGAAAATGATGTCAGTGATGTTAGAGATATGAGTGAAGAAGATTGGGATGCTCTTTCATTTGATGTTGACAAGAAAGAAGAACTACAATTAGAAAATCATGGATTTTATATTCCTGACGTTGCAGATGAATTAAAACATTTGGATAATATCGTATTAGTCGGTGGTGGTGAAACTGAATGTTTACGTGAGGTTGAACTACTTCTTGACATGTTAGGAAAACCATATGACCGTATAGAGAATTTAATATACTAATAAGGATGTGTAAATGTCAATCTTAAATGAAATATCATTATATGAAGGTGTTTATGATGTAATACAAAAATGGAAAAGTGATGGTATTGATATATCATTAATTGCCAGTGGTGATAAATATTTAAAACTTGATAAAATAGTAATACCAAAAAGTTTACGTGGTGATGGTGTAGGTTCGAAGGTAATGAATGATATTATAAACTTAGGTGATACAATGAAAAGAACAATTACATTAACACCATCTAAAGATTTTGGTGCAACGTCTATTCCTCGTTTAATAAAGTTTTATAAACGTTTTGGTTTTATTGACAACAAAGGTAAAAATAAAGATTTTGATATAAATTATTCTATGTATAGATTACCAGAGGGAACAAATGAAGTTTAAAGAGCATTATTTGAAAGAAGAAAACGGGTTTGAAGTTTACTGTGATATGGATGGTTGCCTAACCGACTTCAAGAAAGCATATGCAAAGTACTCTGATATAGATATGGATGAAGCAGAGAGAAGATATACAGCATCTTCAGAGAAGTTTTGGGAGCCTGTCAATGATGCTAAAGTAAAATTCTGGTCTGAGATGGAATGGATGCCCGATGGTAAACAGTTATGGGAGTACATAACACCACATAATCCAACAATCCTTACGTCTCCTTCAAAGGGAACTGCTTGTCCAAAAGGTAAAACAATTTGGGTAAAAAGAGAACTTGGTGAAAAAACTCCAGTGATAATTGAACGTGACAAATATAAATACTCAGGAGATAACAAAATACTCATAGATGACACAGAACAGAAGATTACAGATTGGGTTGACAAAGGTGGAATAGGAATTCTTCACACGTCAAGCGAAGATACAATCAAACAATTCAAGGAAATAATGGGATAATGTCAATCTTAAATGAATTTAACAATCTATTATGTGAAAGTGAGTACCAATCGGTGCATCAAGCTGACTATGAAGTGGATTATCACCCACCATTATATGATTTACATAAGACAGGGATTGCACCGGATGATATGTATAACAATCCAATGATATATTCTCAAACTGACAAACAAGCAGGTGCTGAATCTGCGGAAGTAATTCAATCAGTGTATGAAAAACCAGATGAGATTGTTACGATATATAGGGGTGTTCCTGATAACGTGAATGATATTAACGATGGTGATTGGGTTACGCTGTCATTGACATATGCAGAAGGCCATGTCGAAGGTGAAGAGAACATGCATGTGATTTCTAAAGAAGTTCCTGCAAAGCAAGTTATATGGCAAGGTGATGATATTAATGAATTTGGTTATTTTATAAAAGGGGAATAATATAATGAACTTAATAGAAAGTGCAAATCAATGGATGGATGAAGACTACATAACTGAGATTAGTCAAGCTGCCACAAAGAAAGCAATTGATAAATTTGTTAAGCAAGGTGCCGATGAAGAAGAAGCCACAGCAGTTGTAAATCAATTTAATGATATGACAGCTAAAAATAAACTTAAAGGTGTCAATATCTTTGGTTTAAAGTTTGATGATTTGAAAAAGGAAATAGATAAAGCTGGTCAAGTAAAATCTAAATCAGAAAAAGTAAAGATAATAAGAGACAAAGAAACTGAATTTGTATTTGAAAATGATAATGTTCTTGTTATATCTCCTAAGTCACACGATTCATCTTGTAAATATGGTGCTAACACTCAATGGTGTACTACAATGGAAGATGAGCATTATTGGAAAGATTATAGACAAAAGGGAGATAAGTTATATTACATACTCCCTAAAGATGGTTCGGATAAAACCGCTGTTAAAGTTAGTAGAGATGGTAGTAAAGAAATATATAATGCTGTAGATGATGAAATTGGAATAGATGGGTTAGAAGATGTGTTGGAAGAATATGAAATTGATGAAGGTATATTTGACGAAATGGATGATGAAGAATTTGCAGAAATCAATCAGTTGACAGATGATGAAAAACATGAGTATGCAGCGGGGTTATTAAGAGATTTGGGTGTATCACCAGAGGATGCTGAATATGATAATGCATTAGCAAATATAGTTCAAGGAATAGAACAAAAATATGATGAATATAATTATGGAGATTTTAATATTAGGGATATGATTGAAAATGATTTTGGTGATTTGTCATATACTATAGAAGACGCATTAGAAAAACTCAACGACAAATATGGAATAGACAAAGATAGTATAAAAAATAAAATAGGTTTAACTTATGATGCGATTACTGATGGTGAAGATTTAACTTATTATATAGATAGTGAAAGTGACCATTGGGCTGTTGATGACGTAAAGCAAAGAATTAAAGATGGTGATTATGAGATGTATAACGTGAATGAACTTAAATTTGAAACGTTTATGGACTTTGTTGGTTTTGATTTTCAGGGTATGTTAGATGGCGAACAAGAAGACAAAATAGAAAAACGATTGGCATATCAATATAACGAAGATTTTGAAGCATTCGAATCTTTTTATGATGATTTTGTTGAAGAGTTAAAGTCGTATTTGGGTGTTGATGAAGAAATATCAAAAGAACTATCAAAACAGGTAAAAGAATTAATAGACAAAGTATCTAAAGTGGAATATGGTAAACAAGGACATCCCAAATTAGATTTGGAATCTATGACATTAGATTTTTATAATAAATATTTTGGATAATTAAGGAGAATAATGATGGATAAATATTTTACAGAAAGGGCAAATTATTTTATGTATACAGATATACAATCTGATAATATAAAATTGGAAGCTGAAGAAGGAAAAACGATAACTATCAATTTTAAAAAATCGGATGTTAATGTCGATACATTAGATGAGATAGATGCAAAATTGGTTCGTGCTGGTCTTGTTGGTACTCCAGATTTTACCGATATGACATATACAATTAAAGCAGAACATTTAGATAGATTCATTGACATTATGAAAAACTCAACTTATGATTATACATATGAAAATGAAATCAAAGAGGATGAAACTGAATTGTTTTCACTTGCTGAAGATTTGGTTAGTGGTCTTACATATGAACAACTTATAAATACAGTTGAAGCGAATGAACAAGTTAGGGATGAAGATGCAGTTGAAAAGGTATTCGTAGAAGAACTCAGTAGAATTATTGAAGAAGCCAGAGAAAATTTTGAATTAAATAAAGACAAAATAATGGCAGGACTTGGTGGTGAAGAGGAAACAAATGAAGGTATGTTTTCAAAGGGCAAAAGTAAAGAAGAACTCATAGCAAAAAGTATGGTAAGACTTATTAAAGATAAGGGTGTTGACGTTAAAACAGTTATTACTTTGATGATGGACAAATATAGATAAATTGGAGAAGAATAAAATGAGAAAGAAAACATTAGCAGAACAGGCAAATCGATTTATGGATGAGGACTTTTTACAATCCCCTCAACCTGCAACAACATTTGACCCGTTTGCACCAAACTATGGTGATACACCGAAAGCATCTAAGCCAGTTTCAGATGAAAATAAACCAATGGATACAGATGCCGAAAAAGATGTTGACCAAGTAGAACCAGAAACTTCAGATAATGAAGATGAAGAAAAAGGAAATAAGAGTTTTGTTAAAAAATCATTCACTGAAATATCAGAACTATTCAAAGATGTAATTGCAGAATCAAAAAATATTGGTGATAAACTTGACAATTTAGTAACGGGTATTGATAGTGCTTCAAATGAAAAGATTATTTCAATGGAAGGTGTCAGTAAACAATTGACTGATGATGTTGAAAAATTTAATACTATTATCAAATCTTTTATTGAAATTTTAAATTCTGTGGATGACGCATCAGAAGAAGAAAAGAATGAACCTGAAGGTAAAACTCCAGAAGTGAAAGATGAAGAACCAGACGAAAATGAAGGTGAAGAACCGGAAGCTGACACAGGGGAATAATAATGGATTTTTATGATTACTACTTTACAGAAGGTCATGAGTGTGACGAGGAAGTTTACGAAATAGATTTAAATGATTTAACTGGTGAGCGGTTAACTTGTTTGTCTGAAATTGCTAAATCTCAACTCATGACTAAGACTGATGAAGGAAGAGTAAACAGAGCAATAAAAGATATAAAAACACACCGAAGAAATATTCGTGTGCAGGAAGATGCAGAAGGAAATGAAATCATCGAATATGATTTCAGAGCAAACCCTTCTTGTGAATTCCGTAATCATTGGGGATATGTTATTCATGATGGTAATGATGTGAAACAAGTGTTCTGTGATTGTATGGATTTCTTTTATCGTCTTTATGCTCCTATGGTACGAGCGGGTTTAGCTACATGGGACATCCCGGCAAAATACAAAAAGAGAATGGAAAAGTTTATTAAGCCACACAACCGTTCGTGGACGGATGAAACTAATCCTACTGGTAAACTATATGTGTGTAAACATATATATGCTCTTCTTCAAACATTTGTTGGCCCGGATATTAAAGCAAGACCTCTTAAAGGTGTTAAGATTCCTGCGGATGTCAAGGCACGTATTGCTAAAGATAGAGCACAAGCTAAAGCTGATAAGGAAGCACCACCAGAATCTGGTGATAAGCAAGATGGTAATAAACATATTGGTGCTGATGATGCACTTGACCAAGACAAAGTAAGTGCAGATATGGAAAAGAGAAAAGCTAAAGAAGCAGAAAAGAAAGAAAAAGACACTGAAGAAGACGAAGAAAAGAAAGATAAATAAAATGAAAATCGATTCTGAATTTCTGTTAAAAATAATAGACAAGAGAGGCATCACATTAAGTGATGTCTCTTTTTCTACTGATATTGAATTAGATGAGTTGAAACAATTATTCGCTGGTTCTGAAATACGTGGATGGCAAATGATTAGATTGATGAGATATTTCAATTGCAAAACAATGGTTATGTTCAAAACAAAACCATCTACAATACACCACTCAACTCCAATATCCACAAGAAAAAATAAAAAATATTGACTTCTCTGATGCCATAGATTATATTGTACTACTATAATTAATCAAAGGAGGCTATATATGTCAGAATATTTTAATAATGCAATAGATGAAGTGGATGGAATTGATAGTGTTACACTAAAAATCAAAGCATTAGAACAGTTCGTTATATTTTGCTCACAACATTACTACTCAAAAAACGATAGTCCAATCACAGATAAAGAGTTTGATACACTTGTTCTTGGACTTTTACGATATGACCCAAAGAATGAGGTCGCAAATGCTGTTGGGTTTGGATACAAAGCTGGTGATAAGAGTGCAAAGCATCCATATCATCCAATGGGTGGTATCGGTGATAAACCAAATGTTGATGAGAATGCAGTCATTGATAACGGTGACGCTGATTATGGCCCGAAATTGGATGGGTGTTCTGGTAATGCTTACTATTCCAAAGGAAGATACTATCGGGCAATCACTCGTGGTGGTAGTGATGGGTATGGAAAAGATATAACCAGAAGCATATACCTCAAAGTACCACACTACATTACAGATTTCACTGGATATGTCAGATTTGAATGTGCTGTAACATACACAAACTTCAGAAAGCACTTCAATCCAAAAAGTTCAATAAGAAATATTGCATCAGGAATCATTGGTGCTCAATCAGAAAAACCATTATTACCTTATGTTGATGTTGTTCCAGTTGCAATATATAATGCTGATAGTGATGTTACATATCATATGGGTAGTGTTAAGTTTCATGCAGTGACACTGGACTTTAAACATAAAGTATTTCCATTGTCGGTTGAAGGTAAAGACACCAAAGTTCAACTCGGACTTGAGTTGCTTGACAAATTGAGAAATGATTATCCAGTTGACGGATACGTATGCTATAAAGATGGTGAAATTCTCTGTGCATATAAATTCGATGGAGAGATATTGGATGCTCCCGTGCTTTACGTTGAGGGAAAAACAAAACCAACGACAAGAATACAACCTCGTATTTTCATTGAACCAACAGAAATTTCTGATTGTACTTGTCGTAAGGTGACAGGTAAAAGTTATGATGCAATTCTTAAAGGTAAAGTTGGTAAAGGTGCCATCATTGAAATCATACGTTCCGGGGAAGTGGTTCCTAACTGGACAAATAACGTAACCAAAGAATCCGATGATGTGTGGGTTCCAAAATGTAGTTATGGTTGTGATGAGAAGTTTGTCAAGAGAACAGGTGCTAATGCTTATTGCACAAATCCTGACTGCCCATCTATTCTTGACGGAACGGCAGAGAAGTTAATCCGACACTTTGCACCTAAAGGATTCAGAACTGATATGTTGGACGAGATGTTTGATTATTTTGGTACTGGCGGGGGTATGTTAGATACATTATTATATGAAGCAGGTTCTGTTAAAGATTCACACCCATATAATATTGGAACTACAGAACATCAACATAAAATGATTAATCAAACAATGACTGAAATGAAAAAAGGTAAAATGTCATTGCATAACCTTGTGTCAATCTGTTCCATTGAAGCATTTGGTAAAACTCTTTCAACTGAGTTGGAAAAACAACTACAGGGATGTGGTGATGTCAATACATTTTTTATGAATAAAAAGAATTTCACATCTAATCAAGTAAATAATTCAAAGGCACGAGATTCATGGTCAAATAGACATGACCTTCTTTGTCAAGTACTGAAAGTATTTGAAATAGTCATTCCTGTTCATAAACCAGAAGGTAAGAATGGAACTGTTTGTATCAGTGGTGCTCTTCCTTCAGGAACAAAGAAGAAAGACTTTGCTTCTGTAATTGAATCTAAGGGGTATACGTGGGTAGAAAAGGTCAAGAAGGATACCACAATACTCATTAGTAGTTTGCCTAACTCAGGGAAGGCTCAGAAGGCCAGAAAGAATGGAACGACAATTATGACAGAACAGGAATTCATGGAGATATAAATAATATTATGACACTATTAGAATTATATAAAGAAGTAAAAGACTTGAAAATGGAAGGGAACGTCATCGTTCCTTTTCGTAAATCTGAGTATCACATTTGTCGTATCGGTCAATTCAGTGTAATTCCCGATATGACAATTGATATTACAGAATCTGATAATCACGAGGCTATCAGTGTTAATGACTTTGTTGAAATTATTAATAAGGCAATTGTTCGTGGGCGTAGAGGGGCTCTTGAATATGCACAGGTTGAATTATATTATGAAGGAAAGGATAATATATACGGTTTATCAGGCGTATATGCAATGGATGAAAAATTATATTTAATAATAGGATAAGAAAAATGAAAGAGCAGATATTAAATAAGGATAAGATGAGTCCTGAATTAAAGAAGAGATTGGATAAAGCAAAAGACGATATTAAAAACGGCAACTTTAAATCATACTCTACAGTGGATGAATTGTTTGCAGATATGGAGAAAAGGCGTAGGTGGTGGCACTCACAATACTATGCGTGTGTGAGATTCTTTGACAATTGGATAAATCCATCAACATGGGCATACCGTATTCATAGGTGGTATCTCTGGCTTTTCATTTGGGGATTCAACCCAAAGGATATATGGTCATTAGATTACACTATGTCAAAATGGATTGTTCCCCGTTTGAAAAGATTAAAAGAAGTTAAACATGGAGTTCCTACAATGTTGTATGGTGACGAAGAATTACTTGCATCATATGAAAAGGAACATGGGAAACTTGAACTTGACAAATCAGAAGAGGAAGCCGAATTGATTTTCAATGAGAAGCTGTGGAAATTTGCAATGGATAAAATGATAAAGGCATTTGAGTTGACAATTGAAGACGTATCCGGCATATCAGATGATTATAAAAGAAATCAAAAACAAATGGCAGAGGGTTTAGAATATTTTGTTAAGTACTTCAATTGCCTATGGGATTAATTATGAATATATTTCAAAAAAAGAAAAAAGAAAATATAATTGCGATGTTTCGTTTACTTGGTGAGAAATACAATAAAATGAAAGACACGCAATTAAAAAAGGATTATCGTAGATTGATATATTTTATACAATCCGATAAAGGTGATTTGAAAAAAATATTAGAATCGATTGATAAAAAGATTAAGTTGTATAGCCTTGCACCAAGTAAAATAGTTGGTCTTGAAAATGAAGGTGTTGTTAAATTTTGGAAACAAATTAAAACGATTATAATGAATGTATATATTGAAAATAAAAAACTCGATATGGGTTTATAAGGAGGCCACATGGAATTATTTTTATTTATGGTTATCATGATAATAGCTGTTGTTGGTTGTACGCTGTTGAGACGTAGAACACCACGTTTAATTCGTAATGCAAATTTGGTTTGTGGGAACACTTCTGTTCTTAATGTTTACCAGACAAATAAGAAAACTGTAGTCAAGGTTGGTGGTAAAAAATTCACTGGTAAAGGTAAATTTGAAATTGTGAATGGTGTTGTAAAAATTGGTGGTGAAGTAGTTGGTGAAACTGAAGATGATGGTAATTCAATAACAATAGGATAAGGAAGATAACGTGGATAATAATTTTAAGTATTGTGAGAAGTGTGAAGATGAAACGTATCACGTTGATGGTGAATGCAGACGTTGTGTAAATAAGAATAAAGTGATTGTTAATATACCAATGCACATTCTTGACACAATGGTAAGTAAAACTGGCGCATATAAAATGTCTATCGATGAAGCAATTGACAGAACAGTAAATGCTGTTCGTAACGAAATTAAAGCAACATATTCTAATTGGAAAGAAGAAACAGAGAAACGGGGTTGGTAATGGCTTACACTGATGAGTTTATTAAAAAAGGAAGATTCACTGAAGATGATATGTGGATGAGGGATAATTTGATTTGTGAATGTGTCATGGGCAGTCAGGCATATGGTGTTGCTAACAAAGAATCTGATATTGATATTGTGGGAATCGTAATGAATCCTCATATGGAATTGTTTCCTCAAAACTATAAGTTTGTTCGTGGGTTTGATAATCCACCAATATTTACAAATAAAGAATACAAACACGATGGTAAAATCGTTCTTGATAATGGTATTGATTGTGAGGGTGAATGGCATACGTTGTGTGACTTCTTTCATCTTGCTGGAATAAAGGGTTCTCCAAATCTATTGGAAACTCTTTTTGTCCGTAGACCACTTGTTAGTCATCATGATAATAAAAACATCACATGGAGATTACGAGACAACAGGAGAATATTTTTGTCAATGAAAAATTTCCTTGGTTTAAAGGGATATGCCAATGGTCAATTAATGCGTATGAAGCGTGGAGTTGACAGATGGAATAGAGAACACACATGTGATAACAGCAGACGTAGGGGATATTTTGAGAAATATGGTTATGATGTGAAGATGGCTTACCATCCTCTCCGTTTACTTGACAACCTCCATCAAATTATTACTACTAATGATATTGACTTGATGAGAAACAAAGACGAATGTCAAAGAATGAGAGCCGGGGCGTGGGGAACATTTGAAGAGTTTGACAAATACGTCACTGGCAAGTTGAAAACTTTGGAAGAGTTGTCAATGAAATCAAACAAGTTGTCCATTGAGCCACAGTTCCAAGCATTGAAGCAACTACTCCTTGAGTGTATTGAGGATTGGTATGGTTCTGGTGAGGCATATCAACAAGCACAGGATGAGTATGCATCTGTTAAAGAGTTGCGTGTACATCTTAATCGTATTGAGAAAAAGGTTGACTCATTGGATAAGGTTAAGTTTGGTGATGGAAAGTGGGCTGAATGAAAATTAGATTTAGATTCAGATACAACGGTCTATTAATTACGTGTATTGTACTTGGTGTCGTTGCATTCTTTCAGCAAGCACAAATAGTATACTTACATAATACGATGACAAACATCCAAGATTCAATACCATCGGTTGGTGATTGGGAAAAGCATAGCCAATTCATGAATCGGAGATGTAATTTGATTGAATTTCAAATACAAGATGTGTATGCAACTGCATCAACGGCATATGATATTGCATATGGTAATACTGGTAAGGGTATAAATAATAGTGAATGGATGGTTGGAAAGACTACTGAGGAAATCAGTAGAATATTACTTGAAAAACGAGACGCAGACCGTGAGAAATATATAAAGATGTTAGATAATAAGGGCGGTGAAAAGTAACAAATGGGAAAGAGTTTTAGAAGTAGCAATACGGATGATGGGTTTAAAAAAATCAAGAGTATTGACAAAAAGAAAAAGAACCGTAAAAATGACAAGGTGAAAACCGAAGGTTATATACGAGAGAATAATAGAATGCATCAATACTAACTTTTTTCAAAGGACATCACTATGGAATTCGAAGATTTTATTCACAGTGAAGTTGAAAAAATTAAAATTGACAAATGGATTGAAGGTAAAAAAATACACAGAGACCCCGGAGTTGAATTTGAAATGATGTGGGTTAATAGTAATGCTAAAAATTATAGAGATGCTTGGTGTAAATCTAAATGTAGAACGTGTAAGAATTGTCAACGGTGTGGTTATAATGTGATTAGTGCTTGTGATAATTATGAGGAAATGGTATGAAATATAAATACTCCTGAGTTTAAATAATAGTTTAACCGGGGGTATTTTTTATGATTAAAAAAGTATTATGTTTAAAAGGTGGTGGAGCAAAAGGTTATGCTCAACTGCAAGTACTGAAAGCACTGGAAAAAGAATATGGCAAACCATTACATGAAGTTTATGATTTAATTGCCGGGACATCTGTGGGTGCTATCAATGCTGCATTAATATCAACAGGTAAATTTTCAATGGATGAACTTGAAAAAATTTACCCAAGCGTATTAAAGAAAGTGTTTACTAAAAAATGGTATAGAGTTAAGAAACCTAAATACCAAAGAAAATATTTTGAAAAAGAATGGAGTAAATTGGTAGGAACATCGTTTACAATGGGAGACTCCAAGACTAAGTTGATGTTAACTTCTGTAGATTTGGTTAAGGATATAAATCATTTCTTTAAAAGCTGGCATTCAGAAATGTCAAAAGAGAAAATGGTTGACATTGTTTGTCGCTCATTTGCAGCACCAATGTATTTTGGTCACATAGTTGACAAGAAGAATAAGATGGTGTGGTCTGATGGTGGCGTTGGAAATGCAAATCTTCCTTTAAATGAAGTTAAGACTCAAATTGAATCATTCAAGTGGTATGATTTTCCGGGCAAAGGTGATAATCAGATACAAGTAGATGCTGTTGGTTGTTTGTATCATGACCCACACCATAAGTTCAGTGATGTGTCAAAAGATAGATGGTTGAAACAGGTGATTGATTTTATGAATCCTGCTGGTGGCGGTTTGGCAAGGGTACAAAGTTCTCAAGACCAAGTGCGTATGATGGAGTATCTATCAAGAAAAAATTCAAACATAACATTTAGATTTTGGGATAAGGACATTCCTAAAAAATTTGACAAATTAGATGGTATTAAGTATTTGCGTGAGTATAAAAAATATGGAATTGAAATGGCAAAGAAACCTTTACTTGATTTAGTGTAGAATCGAAGGAGAAACCTTGACTACAAAATTGGTTACTGATACAAACGAACGAAGCAAACAACAAGAAATGAAATTGAAGATTTGTCAATTTCCCAAGTGTAAAAAAGAATTTTTAGGAAGAGGTAAAACCAAATATTGTACAGAACACCGTAAACAAAAATATAAAAAGTTTTTGTATCAACGTCCTATAAGCAATGGCATTGGTGAAGCCAATGTCGTTGTTAAACATAAGCAAAGTAAAGCCGTTAAGGTTACACGTGTTTGTGGGTTGGATGGGTGTGAGTTTGAATATGAAATTACTCTTATTCCTAATCAAACAATATATCCTAAATTTTGTATTGAACATCGAAATAAATACAAACGAGGTTATTTTATTAACAAACGGACTAAAGAGAATGAAATATAAAGAATGCCCAATATTACTGAGAACTGCACCCGGTGAAGTGTTAATTGCCAATTCTTTAATTAAGCGGTTCAAAGAACAGAACAAAGTGGATTTTGATTTAACAATTAATATTGATTTTTTATTAGAGGATAGCGGTGTATACATTCCATCCAAGAAACATAACATATATGTCAATCCTGATATGGCTATGTATACCACAGAAGATGATGCAGTCACAACTAAAAGTTATCATGGTTATATAAATGATTGTTCGTTATTAGGAAACGTGATGCATGAGTTCGGCCACTTCTTATGTTATGAACCTTACAACGGAATAGTGGATGAATATAAAAAAGATTTCCCAATCCAAAAAGATAGATTATATCTTTGTGCGTATTCAAATGAAACCATAGATGAAGAGATGGCAGAAATTATTAGATTGTATTTTTTGAATCCTCTATTGTTAAAATTGATAAACGAGAAAACGTATAAATTTTTTAGAAAGAAATTTAAATCTCCATCACCAACTTCACAAAGACACACAATTCAAATGGTTGATGATTTCCCAATAACAATTAAAAATGAACTATATGATAAATGGAATATTGCTCATGATGTTAATATTGATAAAATTATAAAAGTGGGGTAAATAATATGGAATATAATGACGATGAAAAAATAAAAGTTCAAGTATTGCGAGTAGGTATTAACAATAATAAAAAAATCATTGTTGAAGCTAACCATGAAATGTTTAATGAAATGGAAGATATTGAGGCACTATATCTTTTAATCGGTGTATTAGAAGGACAAAAAATTAGATTACATGATAGAATTTGTGAAATTGAAATGGATAATACAATCGAAGATGACGATGAGGAGTCAGGGAATAATAAATATGGGCTTTTTTAATATTAGGTATTGACTTTTTATATTACCACCGTATATATTATTACCACATTGATTATGATACGAATTGAAAAGGGAGCAAATGGAAATTAAAGAAAATTGGAAGCCGGTATATATCAAACCTGAAGATTTTAGGTATTGGCCTAAAATCCGGGAAGCATACAATTCTCCAGACATGCAGTATGAAAGCACCAATGGAGAACCTGCATTTAAGAGAGTGTTATATAAAGGTATAAAAAATCCACCAATTTTTCTTGTTGTTGTTGAATTTCAAAGCGAGAACCAATCAATGATTAATGTCTTTGAAATACTGTCATAAAAAAGTTGAGAAATAACTTGACATGAAATTGGGACTAAATTATATTAAGGTATCAAAAAACAAAAAGTAAAAAACAAACAAATTGAGGAGGATACAATATGCCATCAGTAATTATGTTAAAGTTGTTCTTGTTATTAATTCTATTAGCTGTACTTTATGGGTTGTATAAAGTGGTAGTATCTCTGTTTTCTTCTGTTGATAAAGATGTAGCTATTAAAAACAGAAAAGACGAAATCAAAGATACTGCTAATATAGTATCCGACATCCAAAAATTTCAAAAGAAAAATCGTGATGATATTGAAGCGGAGAAAAAGAATGATGAAAGTATTTATGCATTTATAAACAATGAAACTATTAACTCTACTGAGGAGAAAGGAGAACCAAAAATAAACCTCGAAAAATCAGAGTGATATAAAATCATGTGTTGAAATAAACACACACAATCGTTCGTAAACTAAATTTGAATTTATTGAAAAGGAGTCATTATGACAAAAGGCGAAATTTTTAAAGGTACTATAATAGTCGGTCTCGTTGCTGTAGTTATTGCTATCTTCGTTGGTTTTAGTTCAATCACAGAATTCATCGACAATGATGAGTACGCTATTCACCAATCAGCAATTAAAGGTAAATTGACAGTATGGAACTCACCGGGTTTACATTGGCAGTGGTTTGGTAAAGTAGTTACATATAAAAAACAGGGTGACATATACTTATCTGCCGATGCTCTTGATGGTGGTAATGGTGATGACGTTCAGGCTGTAAGAGTACAATTCCCGGATGGACATGCCGACATTGATGTTGTTACACGTTATCAACTATCATTGAATGAAGACATTCAGAAATCTCTTTACCAACAAATTGGTAATGAAGAAGCAATCACACGTCTCATGAGACAGCAAATCCTTGAAGCTGTAGGACAGGTTGGCCCTCTCATGTTAAGTTCTGATGCATACGCTGACCGTAGACCTGACATTGCCCGTCTCGGTAGAGAAATGACATTGATTGGTATTTATGCTGCTGGTGTGACACGTGATACTACTGGCTACGATAAAGATAAAAATCCTATCCTTATTAAACAGTATGGCGTTCTCATGGAAAATAACAAAGCAGTTGTAACGAAAGAATCTATACTTGCTGATTATGCAATATCATTTCCAGTGTTTAACTGCAAAGGTATGAAGTTTGATAGTAAAACAGTTGCCTTAATCGAAGCGAAGAAAGATGCCAAGAAAGCAAAGCAGGACGCTATTACAGCATTTGAAAACGGTCAGGCTAAAGTTGCTACTGAAAAAGCTACACAGGAAGTTGAAAAAATCAAACAAGTTACTATTGCTGAGAAAGAAAAAGATGTTGCGGTACTTAACGCTACGAGAAAGAAAGAAGTTGCAGAGCTTGCAGCACTTGAAGCAAAAGAAAAGAAGAAAGCAAAAGTACTCATGGCACAAGCTAAGAAAGCTGAACTTGACATCGCTGATGGTCTTTCAGAACTTGCTAAGTATACCATTGACAAACAGACAGAAGCTACAATCGAATCTGCTAAATTCTATTCCAAATGGGTTGGCCCTCAGATAGTTGTAACTGGTCAGGGTGGCGGTTCAGGTGGAAGTGGTCTTGGTGATGTACTGATGCTTGAACGCTATCAGGCAATGCTTAAGAACAAATCTGAAATTGGTGTTAAATAAGAAGCCGGGAATGAAGAACATATAAATATAAAAAGGCACGGCTATTATAGCTGTGCCTTTTTTCTAATTTTAATTGAATGGAGTTTATCATGGTTAAATTTTTAAAAGTAGTCGCAATAGGTATAGCAGTCATCTTTGTTGGTCGTATTCTTATTGACAAAGCGGTTGAGTATGCAGATGATTTAGATACTGAAGGGTATGACAACTAAAGGAAAAACAGGATTAATGTCAAAAACAAAACACGGTTCTTTCAAATGTAATTTATGTGGTGTGGATAGCAGAGGATAAGTAAGAATGGAAGGTTTTTCAATTGTAAACGGTAGAAGATTTTTAAGACCTGTCGGAGAAGCAGAGATTCATATTTGTACTGAATGTAAAGAAGCATTAAGTAAATGAAATTAAAGAACATTAGGTGCTCAAATTGTAAAGGTGTTGTTGACGAAAAAGAAATGGTATGCATAGGATGTGGTTCAAAGTGTATAATAATACATGGAGGAATGATATCCTATGCTGTTTTTGAATTTAGATATAATTATGAAAAAAGTAGTTTACATAATAGGGATAGTTGACAAATACGATTGCATACATTCAAAAGCATTTTACGGTGATGGTTGGCTGGAAAAAACCCATTCGCACTATTGGGATGAGAGGCACAGGAGATGGCGTTGGAGTGAGAAGGAAGGCTTTCACTGCTACATGCATTACGACTTCACCACTGTAGAGTGGGATGATATTATGCACCATTGTAAAAAAAGATATAAGTTAATTTAACGGAGGATATTCGGTTGAGTAAAGAAAAGTTTAAGTTGTTTTATGGTGGGATTTACAGTCAGTGGAAATTGGCAAAGATGTATGACCCGAAGTTGGATTTGGTTTTCAATTGTTGTGAGCAATACATGATGTATCATAAAGCGATGTTATTTAATGATACTGAAATTGCTGAGAAGATTATGGAAAATCATGACCCAATGGCACAAAAGAAAATGGGCAGACAGGTTAAAAATTTCAATGTTGATAAATGGGAAGCAATTGCACGTGGTATTGTTGAGCATGGCAACTACCTTAAGTTTACTCAGAATAGAAAACTACTCATTGAACTGATGCAGGATGTTAAAGATGGCTATACAACATTTGTTGAGGCATCTCCCTTTGACAAGATATGGGGAATTGCTTTAGGTGAAGATGACCCGGACTGTCTTGACAGAACGAAATGGTTAGGGCTTAATTGGTTAGGTGAATGTATTACAAATGTTAAAGACCGCTTGGTAAAGGAGCTACTGTAAATGTCAGAAGAAAAACAAGAAACAGAATTTAATCCAGATGATATCAAATTAAATGAAGACACAAAAAAAGGATTAAAAGGACTACGTGAATTCATTCAGTATTGGGAAAGTGACCTTAAGGTGTATGCACGTAAGAGTATTGAAATTGGATTGCCATTGTATATTGAATTATCTCAGGTGTCAAGTGATACAGAACGATTTGTTAAAGAAAATGATATCGTTGGTATTAAAAATGCACAAGGCGAATTTACATATCAATATACTGACGGTAGAAATTTAAGTGTAGCCGATGCAAAAGTAATTGGAGCATTCCAAAAACATGGTGATAAAATATTTGCTGAAAGTCAAAAAACTGGAATTGTTGATTTCTTTGCAATTCATAGTATCAGTGAAATGATGTATGCTGTGGATGATGATATTAATAATTTCAAAAACCCGGCAATACACATGCTCAAGGTTTACGGTAACTTTACAGATGCAAATTATTTCATCGATGTGTTTAAAGATAAAGATGATTGTGAAGAAGCTGAATACTATAGAGGCTTGGCAACGAAAATTGAATATGCATTTGGTATACTGAAAGATGTTAAATAAGATTAAAACTCGATATTGTAAAGATAATAATATAGAGTTAGTAAGAATTCCTTATTGGGATTTTAATAAAATTGAAAATCTAATAGGAGGTGGTTTAATATGAACTTGACTAAAATAAAACTCGTTATTTCGGGTGGTCAAGTTGGATGAAGCCGATTCGGGTGGATTAATGGCTGCATATGATGTGGGCATCCCTACAGGGGGAATTGCACCGAAAGGCTATCGAACTAAATATGGTAACAATCTCAAACTTAAATCTCTTGGTTTGGTGGAGCATGACTCATGGGAGTATGCTCCCCGGACAGAAGAGAATGTTAAAAATAGTGATGGTACAATCAGGTTTGCTTATAATTTCATGAGTGCCGGAGAGTTGTGTACATTACGATATATAAAGAAACACAAGAAACCACGTTTTGATTTTGATTTGAATGATGTTGGAAATTATCTTGTGTTTGATTTTCTTGAATGGATTGATGAAAATAAAATTAAAGTATTGAATGTTGCTGGTAATGCCGGGAATGATATTGATGAATCCAAAAAGATATTCTCTCTTGTCAGGCAAACATTGAACTGTTGGTTAAGGAGGTGTAATGAGTGATTTTAAATATTTGACAGATGGTTATGCTAACATTATGAGGCTTGGTGAATTTGTAACTGAAGTAAAAGACTTGACAGATATACAAATTGAATCTGGTGATACACCAAACACAGTATTCTTTCACATGATGTCAGAGATTGGTGAAGTTGCTGAAGCGATGGCTGCTGAAGGTGGTAGCTTGACAAAGAAGCACAAGAAGATGGATGAAACAGCAAAGGAAGAAATGGTTGACGTAATACAGTGTGCATTGTCTTTGTACTTCTCTCTTGGAGGAGACACAAAACATTTATCTGAATATGGTAAAAAGAAAAATGCTAAATGGATTAAAGCACAAAATGAATCAAAACAAATTGACGAAGGAGTTTAAAATGGATTATGTAAAAGAAATTAAAAAGTTTGAAAAGAGTCCACTGTTTAAGAATGCCTATAGTAAATTTATAGCAACACTTAAATTGTCAGGACAAACATTCCCATC